TAACGTTCACGCATTTTCTCTGAGCGTGAGTCGTACTCTTTACGGATCTCATCCAGTTGCTCTTGGAAGCCTTCTACTAGCTTATCAAGCCGTTTTTGCATAGCCATGAACTGATACACCAGAAACGCGGCAAAAACGCCTAAGTGACCCCCTGATAGCAGTGTGTCTATCAGGGCCTCCATCAAAACTCCGGTTCGTCAATCAAAGTGTACGTGAAAGCGTTGCCCCACTTTTCTCGGGCTGCGTAGCAAATCGACATGAACTCGTCAAAGTCTTTGCTATGACTGAATACTTGGCAACCAGCAGACCACTTGTCTACTTGCGTCGACGCTGATCCCGCTTTGTGGATATTGATTCCATAATAGCCTTCAGTAATAGACTGTACGTCAAGGTCAACAACGTCGTCTTTATTGCTATCCCGGTAAGTTTTGACCGTACCGTTCCTCTGACAGAGCGCATCGTACTTCCCCTGGTGCTTATCGATCTTCCAAACAGATCGGTATTGCCCAGGCACAAGGATAGCAGTTCCTTCAACGCGAGTGGGATTCTCCAGCCAGTATTTACCGGGCTCAGTTGTGCATTCCCATGTACGGGTAATCCAGCCTTGCTCATCACGAAACACGACGCAAATGCGGTCGTCAAAGCTGTTGGCTTGGTGGTCACGGCTTCGGATACCAATGATGTTCAGGTTGTACTCACCTGACTCAAATACAGCGTGACCGAGAGATTCGACATAGTCTAAAAGAAATGGACGCATGTTACTGACTACAATCGGCGTTGGTGGCGGCACAAATCTTGGCTTGGTTAATCGCTTGGCGTTGTTGGACCTCAAGCATTTTAGCCATAAGTTCTTCCATCTTATCAAGACGTTTTTCCACACCTTCGATTTTAACGTCAACAACTTCTTGCTTTCCTACACTTACAGCTTTCTTGTTTTCGAGCGCACTGACACGTGTACCAAGTTCATCGACATCTTGAGCAGCAGATTCAAAAGACGCAAATGCAATACCAGTAGCAAATACCAGAGTGATCCCAGGCACCACCATATCTTTAAAATCCATGATAACTCCCGTCACTCAGGTTCAGTACAACTATAAGACCCGAGTAGCTTATCCGTCAACTTGGACGGCTCACATCGTTGCTTATCTGTTTCGCCAGTACGAATACACAATGCCCACATACACTGAAGCGACATGGGGTCTCCACCCACTTCCTTGATACAAGGTGGTGGCATGTCTGTAAGTTTATCAGCGATAACGGACTCCCTCTTAGCATCTTCGACCGCTACCTCTTGAACTTTAGTGACCAACGCTTCGTTGCCGTTATTCAACTCTTTGATCGCTTCTGTTTGCGCCTCAATCGCTTTGGCGCCTGCGTCGGGTTTGAGACCCCAACCAGCACCAAAACCCACCCCCAAAGCCGCGAGAACAGTTACCGTTGTCAAAGTTACAGGTTCCATCTTTTCCATCCTTACACCGCAAGAACTCTTACTGCTACGTTGTTTTCTGGCTTACGTGGCGACGAGGACGTGCTTGCAGTTGTCGTAACCAGTAAAGTAAGGGCCGTAGCAAAGCTAACACCCTCGGCAAAAACAAACCGACCTACCTCGCCTGGAGGCACGTATAACAGTAATGTCGGGTCGGTGTTGTTTGAAGCTGAACCAGTGTCATACAGCTTCAGGAAAACTGCCCTGCTTTGGTTCATTCGGTTGTCTACTTCGGCGCCGTAGAATGTTGCAGCAGCACCAGTGATGTTGGTTTGTGCTGTGATACCTACGTTTGTGTCAACGTAAACACTGTTGACCAGTCGTTTGAATGTCGAACTTGCAGAAAATGCCATAGCTTACCCCAAGACCAACGTGACTTTGATTTTGCCCGTTTGGATTGTTGTGTTGGGCGCTGTGCCTGAAGTAATCGTGCTCGAACCTGAACACCAAAAAGAAAGCCCGTTTTCGAAGGGTATACCTTCAGGAAAGCTAAACGTTCTCTTTGTTGTCTTTGGGCAAGGTACACTGACCCGTACTTCGTCTGAACCTAAAGATGCAGACGTTCCGTTAGCGCAGCGTACCCAGTTAATGTTCGAGCCTTCAATGTTATCAACAATGATTGACTTCAGAACACAAGGACCACCAGCAACGTTGGTGCTGATCGTAGCTGTGCAGTCATCGGAGTAAACCACTCGATGTTTGAATGAACGATCAAACTCCGTTACGAATAGTGCCATACATTACTTCTTAGAGATTGCCGCCATAGCTTTTTCGGCAGAGTCACCCGCAATGTACGCCAATGAGAGGTAGAGCCACTGTTCAGATTCCAGCAAGCCGCCTGCGAGAAGTCCAGTACCAAGTACCAACACAGCAAGACGACGCCATGAAACTCGTTTTTGAGAACAAAAAAGTTTGTCGATAAAGTCTTTCACGTGAACCTCAAGATGCGAGAATGCGGACAGTTACGTCTACTGCGGGGTCTGTTTGAGCAGAACCGCTTGCCACCGTAGAAGTTGTCCAAAACGAAAGTCCAGATGAGTAAGCGATACCTGCACCGATTGTGTAAGAAACGGCTTTACCTACAGGGAAGTAGTAAACCCAATCAGGGACTGTACTATTGGGTGTAGCGCTGGAGTTATCCACAACCTTAACAAAAGTAACTACCTGACTAGAAGTATTGTCTGCATAGACGCAGAAATATGTACCAGAAGTCTTGCCGGTAACGTTTGCGTTTGCGGATTGTGCGTTGGCAAGCGTGTCTGTAATAAGGAAATCAGCGAGATTGTCACCGATACTGGCGGCAGAAAAAGACATTGTAATCTCCTACGAGGTAATAAGTGTGGCAAGTACTTTAGCGTTGCCGTTAGGTGCGGGGCTTGTACCTGTCTTTGCTGCGGAGGTTACGGCCCACATGCACAGGTTAGTAAAGTCGATTCCTTCCGGCATTGTGTATTGAACCGCCGTTGTAGCAGGTATCTTCAGTACAAGCTGCGCCTCTGTAGTACCAACAACGGGCGCCTCTTCAGTGAACGTCATCTTGAAGTAAATCGGGTTACCGCTGTTGTTATTGACATCAACAGAGAGAAGCTGACCAGATTCACCATTTGTCATATCAGTACGAATCGTAGCAGTAGTTGCGGCAGCAGTACTTACGTCGTCATCGTGGAGAATCTTGTAAGGCAAGATTGTGCTATCAAAGTCGGCAGTTTTGAAGGCCATCGTCGGCTCCTTGGAGTGTCTCTATTATGTGTGTTAACTGGTTTGGTTTCAAGTAGTAAATACTTGACTTACCTCTAAGGTCTAAGTGATTCGAGCCATTGTACCAAAACAAGGGCGTCATCGGCAGATGCTAACGCTTGGTCCCAAATCGATTGCTCTATTCTGGCACTAACAGTAGTTTCTGTCCAAGTTATACCCACGCCATCGTGCAGGGAAGAACAGTCACTTTCATACACATATGCCCGAGTTTGAGAGTTGTTAATATCATCAGGTGTCATGTTCCACTGCCTCCCCATCCACCGGGATCGGACGTAACTAAATACCGTAGCCTGCAAGTAATAACAGGTGGCGTACCGCTACTACTAAAATCATAAGCAGCATTCTTAGTACCAAAAAACGCATACAAGTAAACCTGACCATCAGAATCAAACGTTGAAGCATCGTTATGATGATCGTACTTGGCGCCCTGTGCTCCTGACGTATACGCATAAGAGTCACCAGAAAACTTTGTTGCATTCATTATCGTAGACACACTTTCAGCGTCTCTGTTTGATCCGACTGCGGGACCGACATAAAATGTTGTGTGCATCAAAGCGTTTGCCGGATTTGTGCTGGATGTCTGGTTATAGGTAAAACCTACGTCACCACTCGATCTAGTATTATACATTCTCATCGCTGGCGGGTCTGCAGTACTATTGACTAAAAGCCCGGTCATAATCCAATGATTGTCGGTAAGATTAAAATCAGAATCCTTTTGACCAATACCCAACCCAAAACAAGGTATTGGTTCAGAGTTACCGAAGTAATCTCCAGTTATGGAAATAAACTCAACCTGTGTTTTTAAGCAAAACGGTGTGGTGAAAGTTATTGGATCTCCATAGTTGTTTGTAAGGGGTACACCATAGACCTTAAACAAAATGCCGTGGTGAGTACTTTCAGTAACAGTAGTGGCTAGAGTCACAACTGAGTTTCCGTTTGTGGTTGCTTCAGACGCAACCATACTATGCGGATCTGATGTTTGAATACCGGGTTCCTTCAAATCAAACTTGCGCCAACCCAAGTGTTTGCGTCTCCGCATACCAACACCACGGTTAGTGATACTTCCTGGTACTCGATTCATACTGATCCGCTCCCACCAAAACCGTTATAAAAATCAGCTTCTACCATGTACCAAAGCCGACATGTTAAAACACAGGGGGTATTGTCAGGTTCATTTCCGCCAACCTCAGATCCAAATGTGTTCGTTTCAATATCCTGAACTGCTGCGAACAACGTGACGGGAGTATTGGCATTGTTAAAACCGTTGTGATTTGAGGTGTCAACGTCTGTGATTTGAAGTTGAGGTGTCGCGTAGTTGTTCCCTGAAGTTTGAAATGCTTGTCTAAATAATCGAGTGTTATTGGTAGTTGTAGACAAGTCAGGGCCAATCTGAAACTCGCTGATAAAAAGGCTGCACCCTTGAGTGGTCGTGCCCGTAGGATTTGCACTCCCAAATTTAGTGCTTGGGCTAGATGAGTCTTGGGTTTGCTCGGTATAAAAGTCAGATGAGTGATTTACAAGTTCACTTTGACTGCTTCGGGCACGTATTCTTACTCCAGAACTAATATATCTCGATGAGAGGTTTGCGAAATCGACACCTGTTTCCATGGTCAACCCCATAACTATTTGAGGTTGAGTCATATTTTCGCCACTAGTATCAGAATGATCTCCGCTTATTGAAACCAACTCAATCATTGTTTTCAGTACAAACGGTTTGTCGAATGTAAGAACACTGCCTTCGTCGGTCAGCAGTGGCATTCCAGCGACAAGACCGTCCATAGAAAAAAGAGTACCGCCACTGTGAGTTCCTAAAAACGTAATAACGGTGTTGCCAGAAGTTTCGTCTACGGTGCAAGGTACAGCAGCATTACTGCCTACAGTTACGCCTTGGTCATTTTGTTGCCTACAACGGGAGTCATTGAAATGAAATCGACGCCAACCTTTACGAGCATGCCAGTTCCTACCCAAACTGGTATGACTAAAGTTTCCTGGCGAACGATCAATGCTCATTACTAACTCTGGTCAATCTTGTTTACGTGGCCATGAATAATGACTTCATTATTCGTGTTTGTAGCTAACTTTGCTTGAATCTCAACGTGTGTGCCATTGACGCCTCGAAGCGTAAATCCAGGCGAGACATAAAGCGTTTCGTTTGGCTGAATGATAAAGTTTTTCTGTTGAGCAACAGCAGCGGCAGCATTATCCTCACCGCCAACTAAAAGAATCAATGTATGAGCACTGGTTCCAATGTTTGTCGCCCACAAATGAACCTCATGGTAGGTCGTCGTTGCATTGTCGTTGCATTCGTGAATGTCGGTTTCGGTTGTGCCGTTAACAACGATTCCGATTCCATTACCTTGAGTCCCGCCAGGAGACAAACATTCGCGTGTAAAAGTAGCCATTTGATATTCCTATGAAAAGATTCGTGTCGCCAAGATTAAACTTGCGTCATTAGCAGTTACTGACCCACCACCACCGCCAGCGTAAGTCTTGATGTCTGATGCCGGGATGGTCTTCATTGTACCGCCGTCGTTGACGATAAAGCCATCTGAGTCAGCGATTGTAATCGAACTACCGACGCTTGTACCACCGTCGAGCAAGTTCAACTCGGTAGTAGTAACGTTAGCCCCGTCCAAAATCTCAAGGTTCGCTTCGCTAACCGACGCGCTACCAATGATGAACCTGGTCGCAGTTACGGTGCTATTGAACGTAGCGGCACCTGCAGCAGCCATGTCAATGTCAAGAGCAGTGATTGCACTTGAATCGTCTGTACCCTTAATGGTGAAGTTCTTATCGGCAGTCAAGACATCGATTACAACGTCACCAGTATTTGCGTTTGTAATCTTTGCTGTGTCGGCACCTGCAACTCGAAGCTTGATTTCGTTGTCAGTTGCAAAGTCAATCAAGTTGTCTGCGTCTCGACCCACTACGAGAGACGTGTTCTTAACGGAGTTAATGGCCGTTTGAGACGCTGCCATGCGTGATGCATTTAACGTTCCTGATCCAATGTTGGAAGCGTTTGTAGTGTCCGTCGTAGCTGATGCAGCAAGGGCTGAACCGTTGACGGTGATCGCGTCAGCTTCGAGTGTGCCGTGAAAGTGCCCGTCCTTGAACTGCTTGCTGGATGACCCAAGATCAATATCTGCGTCCGTTACAGGCTCAAGCACACCGTCTTTCAGAACAATCTGATCGGCAGCAGCAGCACGGAAGATGATGTTGTTGTCCGTACTAAAGTCAATATCGTTGTCAGCGTCACGGCCGATCACCAAACTTGCGTTCAATACTGAAGTGATACCCGTCTGGTCTGCATCTACAGTAAATGTCAGATCGTATGGGTCTGCATCAGTACCGTTATCAGTGTCTGTCCAGTTGGTCGTGATACCCGAACCAATGAACTTTACTTCCTTGCCGTTGGATACTGTGACTTCATCCCCGCTGTCGTCCTCAAGAATCCAGTTGTCCATATTACCGGCACCGGACGTCTGAGAATCAACGTAGGCTTTGATACTTTGCTGCGTAGCCAGCGCAGTCGCACTGTTGCTCGTCATATTGTCTTCGTCATTGATCGCGGTAACTGTGGCGCCGCTAGCAAGAGTCAGACTGGTGTTTGCTGTGATCCCGCCGCCATCTGCGATCGTGATTGCATCGTCGCCATCGGTAAATGCGACTTTCGCTGTTTTGATTTCACCGGTCGTTGAAATATCACCAGAAGCTGTGATTGCTCCTGTTTTGATTGCAGCGTCTGTAAGCGAGAGATCGCCTGTGCTGGCGCCTGTGAACGAACCTGTAGCGAATGTGACTTTGTCTTCGCTTTCGTCCCACCCAATAAATACGTTGGTGTCGCTACCGCGCTCAATAACAAGACCTGCATCACCTGAAGCAGACCCGCTAGCACCGTTTGCCAACTCAAGAAGTTTGTCAGCTATGACACTATTTGTTGTAGAGATAGTTGTCGTTGTGCCCTGAACAGTCAAGTTGCCTGTTATCGTGGCGTTTCCAGAAGCATCTACTCTGATGTTGTTGCTAAACACTGAACCGTTGCTCATTAGATACCTCGCCAGTTCACACGAACATCTGCGGTAGCTGTACCTGCGTCTGTTCTAAGTACGACGTAAAGTGTACCTGCTGTAGCGTTAGTCACGCTATCATCAAAGTTAAAGTCTGACTCAACTTCGAATACCACAGAGCCTGTATTACTGGTAAACCCTGACGTGATTGTTTGTGTTGCCCCTGTTGTGCCTCCAGGTGTGATTGCAACGTCTCCAGTCGAGTCTCTCGCTAAATACATTGTGACATCAGAAGCGCCACCAGCAATCGAGGTAAGAAATATTTCTACTGATTCAATCTCGCAGTTGCGCGGAAACTCGGCTGAAAGTTTAGAGTTAGTAGCATCACGCGTAACGGCAAAGGGTGCTGCGTTTCCACTAATCGATGCGTTATTGTGATAGGCGTAACCCATCACGTTCCAAAGATTTGCCATATCTGTCTCCGATCGCTGCGGTTAGAGTAACACTTTTATTTACTTAGGTGTAGGGGGGGCTGTTGTAATCATCTTAAACTTAGGTGCGTCTGCTCTCGCTGACACTTGACGCGATGTTTCAACAACTTGAAGACCCATCACAACTTCGGCCCATTTGAGTAGTTCACCTTGAATACCCATCTTTTCTTGTATGGGTGCTTGCTCAAGTCGTGACATGATGTCATTGAGTTCTCCAAGCGGTGTCAAAGAAAAGATCATAGAGCCTGTGCCGCCCATCATGTAAGCACGTTCTCGTTTAATGACACCTTCACCTTTCGGAGCAAATCTGTCTTCGGTCGCCTTTACAATCGTGATCGATGGTAACGGAAGTCCCATGTCTTTTAAGTTGCGAAGTGTTTTTGCGAACTCAACGTTGAGTCGTCTCGGCCTGGAATCTACCTCGGTCGTTGCCGATAACATAAGACTTGGAATAGGTGAGTCCAACGGATCACCAGCCATATCCAGTGCAGTGCGATACATCATATCGCTGATTGCCTCGTCTTCGGGACTGCCTGCCAAGTCTTTGATAAGGCCCCTACCCATGATAATCGGTACTGCGATTACCGCCGCTGCGTGACGAAAACCGGCATAGATCGTGCTGTCTGGATACAAAGCTTCCAAGTAAACGTCGTCAAAACCGATTACAGGATCGTCTTCGGCCATACGCAAAAACTTTCTTACGTCTTCTGTCATGGCAGGTTTGATTGGAATACCCACCCTGTCTCTGTGAAAGTTACGTCGGGCGCTCTTGCCAGGTCTAGCGTTGTAGTAGTCAGAGAACGTTTCACCTTCTGCAGTTCTTGGCCGCAGTTGACCCATTCGATCAGCCAGTCGAAAGTTAAGTTCAACACGTTGGTCGGGAGTTGCGCGCTTCGATCCAAGTTCGTCGGGCATACCGCTGGTTACGCCTGCAAGATACAACCTCACTGCGTCACGAACATCTGCAGGTGTTTTCGAGTAACCGCCGTAACCCTGCTCAAGAAACTTACGCGTTTCTGCGTCAATCATTTCTATTGGTCCGTACTGTTCCTCTATACCTTTAAGTATAGAATCACCCATGGGAGCGTTTTTCAACTGGTCAAGAGGTCCGTAGCCATTCTCAATGATACCTCTCAGGAAGTAATACTTCTCTTTCAACTCTACCGGCATTCGATCTGCATCGATGCCGTAGGGATCAGCAACCCGTTCGTACAAAAGTTCAGTGATTGCATCAGCACTAACGGTGTAGGCTCGGCGCAAAACACCCATTTTATATGCACCCTGCGGTGTAAACATTTGCCGTAGAATAAGTCTGTTGGCATTTTTCTGGAAAGCCCAAAACGGGAACATTAGGTTGACCACCCAGTTCCTATCCAGCTTTGACATTGTTCCTGCGTAGTCAAACAAGCCGTTAATCGCGAGCCTTGCTGCTTGTCTTGGCTCCATACCGGCTTCCATTAGAGTAACCATGGCACCAATACGTTCGCGCTCAGACCAACATTCTGCAGTCTTCGCTACGTTATCTGTGAAAAAACCAAAGCCACCTTTGATGTTATCCACAGCGTTCGATATTGGCGCGGGCGCTTTGTCTAAAAACTTTTTGTACTCAACACGTACACCAGTGTTAATCGCGCGCTCTAATGCTCTTGTATCGAAGCTTGCAAAGATTCCCTCTTCGACAGCGATACGACGAATATCTGCGTAGTTGTAGAATCTTGTCTGACCCGTTTTAGAATCCATCAAACTGAATACTTTACTACCGTCCTTCGCAACACCTTCCAAGATTGGGTTCACTTCCACACGATACTTAGACACATTGAGAAACCGACCTACGAGGTTTGCGGTTCTGTCACCACCAGCTTGTAGGACTTTTCGTAGTTTTTCTCCTGCTTGAACGCCGCCCAACTTATCGACAAGACCTAGTGTATGCGCGAAACCAGGAAACACCATCAAGTTCTGGAATGAAAGCCTGACTGTAGATACAAGTGCGGGTCTGAACCCCGCAACCATTGCCATTTGACTGAAGTGGTCTACAGTGTTCATCAAGAAATACCGCTGCCGGACGAGAAACCCGCCGCGAGTCATTCGGGTTTTCATGTAAGTGTAGACACTCTTAAAGAATATCCCCGTATCTGTTAGGTCAGTTATTTTGTTTGGATCGTCTAAGATACCGGCTTTTGCGAGAGCATTTGTAAGTCTTTCGCGTGCGACCTTTGGGATATGAAACCCTGCTTCAAGCACGGTGTCGTCGATAAACTCAGGTCTCAGTCCATAGTTTCGAACCATAGCGTGCATTTGAGGTATCAGTTCTGGATCAATCTTTTCGCCCATCAACCAAGACTGCCAAGCATCCATCATCTTGTCGTCAACAGCCAACCCAAGCCCCGCCCAAACACTTCTGGCGTGAGCCGCTTCACCATGACCGGCAAACAAAACAGAAGCGCGCAGCGCAGCCTCTCTACCTTTTGAGCCGCCGTAAATGTTCTCAATCGCAGAGAAGACCTCTTCCGCACGTTCAGCACCTTTGAGGCCCGCCAGTCTACCAGGGTGAACATTCGCGGCTTCCATCATAACTTTGAGAAACATAGCCTCTTGCGGCCGTTTCGCTCCAGCAGCACCGAATGCGTTGAACAGGTCGCTCATAAGTTGGTTTTGTTTTTTCGCGCCCAACCGAGCAAAGATTTCTTGTACAGCTTCTTTGTTATTCTTACTCTTACCTGCGAAAGCTTCGTAACCTTTCTTGGGTCCTGCAGGACCATCCATGGCTTGAACCATTTCACGTAGGAAGTCGCCAAGCTTTCGACCGCGAAAAGCAACGTTGTCTAAGTCTAAGAAAGACTGACGTATTGTCGTTAAGGACATACCCATAAAGTCTTTGCCTGACGACAAGGCATCCCTGCCGGACTTAAACTTGGTAAGTTCGCCGCCAAGGAACTCATGCAATCGAGTCATGCCGCCTTTCGTACCTGTTTGAGATACCAGCGTTACTGCGTCACCAATAGCCTGTTCTGTAGACCGCGTAGCTGCCAACACAGATTGTCTATGCTCTGGACGCATTCTGCGTAGTGCTACACCGACATGGTCTCCACCGAGGACAGCATAGACAGCAAACTTAGCAACTCCGCGAAGTACACCTTCACCACCCACTTCAGCAATAATCTTTTCGTCGATTGACTCGGCCGCTTCAGCACTCGGGGCACCCCTCAACTGAATCTCTGGCGCGTCTTCCATTTGCTTCGTGATACGCGCTTTCGTCTCTAAACTTAACTGCAGTTCAGCTAAGTCTTCTTTTGTCCATACGTTCTTGCTTATGCCATTGATTTCGATGGGTTTACGGAAAGTGACCTGACCGTTTGCCTCCAAAGATGAAAGCATCAGGTTTGGTTCTGAGTTTCGCATGCCTTGTTTGCGTGCAGCTTTTGCCAACTCCATCAATGGGTCAATATTAGTTTTGGTGATTTTGCTTGGATCACCGATGCTCATCGCAGCAAGCGTACGTTTGAACGGTGGTTCATTAGGTGGACTTTCGGTAAGCAGTTTGTTCATGATGTCACGAACGTTGTCGGGCATTCTTTGGACGACAGGTTTACCTACTACGTTGCGGTAAGCTTCTGACATCCAAACTTTGAACTTATCGAACACAGTTTGGACTTGATTATTTGGCGCAACACCTTCAGCTAAATAGTTCTCAAAACCGCTGGCCCACTTTGCTTCTGCTTGTTCAGTCCATCGTCCGTTTTTAACTCCGCACCATTCTTCGATTACACGCAAGTCGTAGTCTTCTAAGTCACGACGAAACACATGCGCCATACCACGCACTGCACCACGGAATGTTGGCTCCGTAAACGCGTTTAGAATCGCGCGACCGTCAGACGCAATATCCACTGCAGGTCTAAGCGTAATAAGTTCGACACCTGTCAGATCAACTTTGGCGAGATCGTCTGTAGAGATAACGTACTGACGAGACGTTGTTCCGTCAGGTAAGTCTACTTGTCGCCTACGTAACGGTACACCTCGTTTGATGAGGCGCTCATATACACGGATTGCTTCGGGGCTTGGGCTTACGTCACTGGCGAATCCTTTACCAAGAGACTTTGCATGCTGTAGTGCGCGTCCGTACAGTGCTGTACCAATACCCTTACCGCGTTGCGCTTGAGGTATGTTTACACTGCTCACAGTTAGAGCGTCATCCTGTACACGGAATATGAGTCCGAACCCGTTCGCATCTTTGATTTCTTTGGTTGTGAGTTCAACCAAGCCATCGTCCATTTCGTTCATTTCGAACAAAGGTTTCTTTATGTCTTCGCCTTTGACAATCCCTGAGATACCTTCGTTAAAGTAATCCCGTGCGGGCTTACCTGTAGCTGTGCTCCAGGCTCTTGAACGTGCGTCCATGAGTCCCGCTAACGCTTGAGCCTGATCTTCTGTGATCTCGTAAGCAGTTTCAAGTTTACTCGCGAGTACGTTGGCTTCGCTACTCAACTCGACTGCGTTTGCCGCTAAGTCTTTTGTGGGGTCACGCGTGATTGGTTTGAGTTTTCGCGAACCAAGAACAGTCTCACTTAGTAGTTTAGCGGCTACTCCGCGAGATTCGTTGTTAGCTTTAACTGTGTCAATAGCACGATCAATCAGTGCAAGGGGATCTTCTACATTCTTAGCTTGAGTAGTGATCTTACCAATCTCATCGTGAATCTCTCTGCGTTTGTTCTTAGCAGTCTCTTTTGCTTTATTGAGTTTTGTAAGTTCTTTACCCGTCGCTGCCGCAATCTCTTCCTGCGTAGGTCCGCGCAAGCCCGTAATCTTCGCCAACTCACTCTCAAGATTACCGTCGCCATGAAACCTATTGTCCCAAGCTTTCGGGTCGTCAATCGCATCAGCCAAAGATTCTTTCAGTCGTGCGATAAACTGAGCACCTTCGGGATCATTTGCAGCATCAACCAGTTTTTCAAGCTTTGCGATGTTAGACGCAGAAGTTTTTTGCAGTTGAGGTAGCTTGCCTTTTGTCGCGGATTGCTGCAGTTGTTTCTTTATCGCCTGCAACTCGTCAATGATATTGCCATACTCATACAGACCAACGGCCTCGTCAATATCCGTGTCCATGCCGCCGTAACCAACAGCCTGAACTTTCCCCTCACCTCGTCCAGCAGACAATCTTGGCTTTCTTACCGATGGGTGTAGTGCCAGTGCCCGCGCAGATAAAAATGAGTCTTCTGGCAAAGACCGATCGATCACAGCAAGCTTTTGGATGAATGACGTGTCCAACATTTCAGGGTTGTTCTTGGCGATAAACTGTGCAGCTTCACCGTCAAGAACGTCTAATAGGTCAGCTACCCCACCTTTTTGTTTGAACTCTCTACGTAGTTCAGCCTCAAGAAGTGATGCTTTGTCGTAATCCTCTGCTTGTCGCGCAAGAGAAATGTCGGACAAAAGCTGTCCTGCTTTTTTTGCGGCAGCTTGTGTTGTTACGAGTTGCACAACTTTGTTTGTCAGCTTTGCTACACCACCGGCACCAACCAATGCGTCAGGTGTCAGTATTGTTGCAAGACCCCCACCAACAAATGCGAGTGTCTTTGTCGCAGCATTTTTCTCAGCAAACTCACTATCGATTGCAGCTTCGAAAAAGTTACGCCGCAACTCCATACCTTCGATAGCGCCTTCTAACGCGTCACCTTCTGTCGTTAGTGCGCCAGTTGCAGCCGACTGAGCCATGTCAATCAGGTTGAAAAAGTAAAGCAGTGGGTTCTCTTCGCGGAGTACAAGTTCAGACTGTTGACCGAACGAACGAATACCTACAATCTCTACTGTAGGTTTGAGCGCGTCAAAGAACCGATCAGATAAGTCCCGATTCGACTGTGACTCCAACAGTTCCTCTTCAGGCACGATGATGGGTCCAGTCCACATACCAACTGTCTTGAGCGCAACAATCTCTCGGATTGCCCGGTCATAGAACTTACGCGACATTTCAAGGTATTCTTCATCTTTAGGAGTCAAGTTACGTTGTTTGAGGTATTGGCTCGCACGTTTTTTAGCGTAGTCTCTCGCGCCTGTGTACTTGTCAGAAAGGGCATTGACAAGCGACGAGGCTTGTTTGTCTTTCATGACAGCTTCGCTGATAACCGACGCAACCTTATACATGTCTTCGTCGGGCTTGGCTACTTCACCGAACTCAATGGCTTGCCCGCCAAAGAAAGGCATAGCCTCGTCATGCTCATAGATGCCCTGACCAAACTCATCTAACAAAAACGTGTGGTCACCTGTCTCTTGATACTTTTTGACTGCGTCTTGGTCAGCCAGTGCGCCACGCTTTTGCCGTGCTGCGCGTTGCTCGGGGTCAAGAAAAGCTGCGACACCACGCTCTCTGGCTTCACCGATAACGTCATCCGATGATCGACCTTTCCGACCTACCTCATCCACCATGTACCCAAGCGATATACCTTGGGTCGATGCTGCTTCCTGTAGTTGCTTTACGTCAAGACCAATCTGTTGTGCATGCCGTTTGATCTCTTGAGGAATACTGGATTCTTCGCCTCTTCCTGCGATGACTCGTCTGCGAGCAAACTCAAGACCGGCCAGTAAGGTAGGTATCTCAAGTTTGAAGTCAGGCTTTAAGTGTTCCGGTACTTCTCTCGGCACTTCCTTTGGGTCAGCGCCTTTAAACAAGTCTGAGTACACTTCAGCCGGATTGCTTCTAATAAACTGTCCGTCGTCACCAATCTTGCCCGTCTCTAAGTGAAGGTGGGGCCCAGTCGACCTACCAGTGTTACCGGACATCATGATTACTTGGTCTTTGTTGACTTGTGAGCCTACTTCAAGACCTTCTGGAAACCCGCTTGCGTGCATGTAGCGAGTTTCTATTCCATCGTTATCACGAACAAAAATACGCAAACCACCTGCGTCACCATCCTCGTTCTTTACGATTCGTGTAACTGTGCCTGACGACAAAGACTTAATCGGTGTGCCTTCAGGTAATGCAATATCAATACCGCGATGTGGGAAGTTCCGTCTTTCGGACATTTCACCGTAGCCGCTGGTAACGTTCAAAGGTTTAGGTGCCTCGATCTCAGGCACCTCAATCTTGGGTGGTTCAGTCTCAGGCCGCTTTATTGGCTTCGGCGGTTCAATCTCAGGTACTTCAACTGGTTCCGGTTCAGCATCCATTCGCGCCAAACTTTCATCCAGTAGGCGTGCGGCTTCTTCCTGTGGAACTTTTAACCTTTCAGAGAGACCTTCGATTTCTCTCTGACGACTTTCAGGGTCGATGTAAGGGCCGTTTGACATTTAACTACTCACCATCAACTTCTGGACGAAGACGGATGACGGACGTGCGCGCTGGTGGTGACGGAAGACCGCGAGACGTACGAAACGCCTGCTCGTCATATTCCTTGTCGAATCTTTCCTGTTCCGTAAGGTTTCTTAGCGTTGCTTCTGCTTGTCGAGAACGTTCAGGGTCAAACTCTGTTGGCTCGCCTTCTAGTTTTTCTTTTTCTTGTTTTAGGTATTCCTGAAACGTCTTGTCATCTTCCGGCAAACTACCAAGTGTCTTAGTGCGAATAGACTCCAATGCTATTTCCAAGTTATCCAAGTTACGTATTTGCAGATCCAACTCGTCGATTTCTTGCTCTAAACCCTCGACTCTAATCTTATCAGAGCCGACAATCGGAAACGGTCCTTTTGCGGGGTCCATGTTCTGAAACTTTTGCCTAATCTCAGCCAGTTCACGGATCTTGCTTTCTCGGTTTGCGTTTGCTGCGTTCGAGGTATTTTTTACCTGATTCTGTTTAGCCGCAATACGCGCTGCAGATCGAATGATACTTTTAGGGTCGTCTTCGGGTAAAGGCAGTTTTGGTATAGTAATCTTGCCGGCATCACTAAGCGGTGTTTTTATCGCAGCTTCTGCTTCACGTACACTCTTAGCACCTCTTGCTTTGGCACCTTCTAAACGACCTCGCATAATAGCGGTGTCGTCTGGACCGGCTGATTCGAGTCTAAGTCTTGCAGCGGTAGCGTCAGCGTCAGCTTTCTTGCGTGCATCACTTACACTGCCGGCAATCATGTTAGCGCGCTCAAGTGCGGACTTTACGTTTGATACTGACTCACTTGGCAAAGGTGGGTCTTCGTCGAGTTCAGGTTCAGGCGGGCTTTTAGTTGCAACATTTGCTGGTGGGCTACTTGAACCTCTTTTCTTGTCGGTACCAGAAACAGCGCGTGCAGGTTCGACAGGAGTTGCCTGCAACGCAGCCAACAGTTCTGCTTGTTTTTCTTTTGAAAGACCCATTACTTAGACCTACTCGGTGGATTGCCCATGAGCATATCACGTATCTCAAGGTTGTTTCTGACTAGCGATTTTGCCTCTGCCATCAGCTTATCGTCAGCACTCGGAGCAATCACACCCGAACCGACCATGGGGTCAGTATCTGTGGGCGAAGCCATACCTGGACCGCCTTGCGCTGTGATGTCACGCTTCAAGCTGTTTTCACTTTCTCGGCCTTGTTGTGCTGCACTCAGCTTTTCTAACTCTTTTTGGCGAGCATTTTTGACGGCACTTTTCTTGAGGCTTGCACCGCCGTCATCTTCCTCGTCATCATCCGTAGGTGGTGGAGACGCAGGAGGTGGTGTTTGTCCTGCCATCGCAGCGCGAATCATATCTGTCTGCGGTGGAGCCCCAAGCATTTCTTTTGATTGAATATTTGCGATCATTTCTGCGCGCTCTTTTTCTCGCTCTTCCGCTTTTGTACTGGCAACAGCTTGTTGCGCGGCCTTGTATAGTTCAGGGTTATCTCGCTTCACATTTGCGGCTGTTTCTTCTGGATCACGTTTTTTATCTTCGGCGGCAGCGTCAGCCTGACGCGCTAAGGCCTCTTGCTCTTGATCATAAGCAACTTGCATCTGAGCAAGTGCTCCTTTAGCTGCACGTTGAGCCTCTTCTATTTTACGCGCCCGTCTAGCTTTTACGCCTTTTTGTTCGATGACTTCCTGGCTTTCGCCGCCAGGTGGCGGTGGTGGCTTTGCAGGCGCAGGGGCTTCAACTGCTTCTGTAGGAGGCGCTGCAGGAGACGCTGGAGGTTCAGCTAACTCTTGTGCTTGTGCGAGTCTTCTCGCTCTATCCGTTTCTTGCGCTTCTTTTGCCTCTTTTGTTTTTTTGGTAGTTTCATCAATGCTTTTCTGAATGTTTGTCGTAAGTATTTCTGCTACTTCAGAAGTAATCGAACCACTTTCTAACTGTCGCTGAACCGTATCGCGCATTCTTGTCAGTTGTCTTAATGGTAGTGGGTCACTCAATCTTTGATTTACTTCTGCGATAAGTTTTTGGTCTTGATCACTCAACGGTTCTACTACGATGTCTGATTCGGCAGGAGTAGCAAATAAGTTGCGCGCAGCCTCTTTTTCATCCAAAACCTTTTGCTCTGCGAGTGCAATAAGTTCATCACGGTCTTCTACAGCCTCAGTTATATCTTCTGGATCATCGGTAGGATCAATGTCTGCTGTCGCATCATCCACTCTTTCTCCGAGCGCCAATGCTGCCTCAGACGCAGCACTTTCTGCCCGCGTCCGTTTCATATCAGGCCCGCTTAACAATCGTTCCAAGCCATCAACAAAGTTCGTTTTATTGGTTTCGAAGTACTCGCCCTTCAAACCAGTTGTTCCTGGTATGTCGCGTATTTCACCTGTTGGGTCAACGTCCATACGCTTTTTGATACGACCCATTCTTTGACTACGAATAAAGTTGCGCAGGTCTTTTAGGTTGGTGTCTGACCGAGTTTCGTGTACCTGTAGGTTCTGAACTTTCTCTGGATCAATACGGAAAACTTCGCCTGTGTCCATGTTGACGTAGCTTACAAAGTTCCGACCAAGCTTTCGTCCGTCCGCAACACCCAAAGCATGCGTCTTTCTACGCATAGCGGTTACGCGCTCAAATCCGTCTGCTGGTGGTTGGTCTGTTTCAGCTATCCCTAAATCAGCGTATTTTGTTTTGAAACTGTCTACGTCAGTGTCAGTTGCGTCACGGATTCCAGCAAAGCTTCTGCTTTCCAAGATATCATCGATCTTCATGAACCGTTCTGCGTCACCGTCAGAGTCTTCGATGACTGCGGGCTCACCACTAAAACCCCCTGCAGGTTTCTCGACTTCTACGTAAGTCAAACCATCAATAGGGTTGCCAGTGTTAGGATCGATTTCAAAATACCTGCCGTTAGATTCTAAGTAACCTTTCTCGACACCGTTTTCATCTCTGCCCATTCCGATAGTGACAGACGAGTTTTGATAACTCATAAGGTAGTTTTTTGCTTCGGAGTCTTTGATGAATCTAGGTCCGATTTCAGTCTCGATAAAACGCCACTTACCGTCAGAATGCTTTAGTCGCTCTGCTGAACCTTCTGAAATAGTGACATCAAATATGTGCATTTCGTTTGTCGCTGGACCGCGACCAAAGAAACGACTTTGACGATTTGGGTGTTTCAGTTGGTATTCGTAATGCTTTACGGCCTGAAGCCCTTTACGTCCCGCTTGATACGTAGACATGATTGGCTTGCCTTCTGAATCAAAGTCAACTCTACCCAAGTCATCCTTGGTGTAGCCATTGTCCAAGGCCCAATCAACAAAGTTATCTCTGCCGATGGCTTGCGCGACATTCCGCCTTATCTGCTCTTTTCGACCAATACCTTCGCCCTTATTGAGTTGGTCATCCAGTTTCTGCAAACGACCCATCAGCAGTTGTTCGAATGCGTCCTCTTCTGCGACTTGAATATCGAAAGCCTCTAAGTCATCTTTGTTAAGACCAATGCTTGAAGCATCGAGTGTTTTCGTCGCTGAGTTTACAGCACCCTCAATCTTTTTAAGTTCTGCAAATGCCTCATCTACTTGAGAAGGTTTCAGTTTCAACAGACTATCGCGCGATTTTCTCGCTACGTCTATGTCTCTCTCAAGTTTATTAAGTGTGTAGATTTGTGACTGTCTGTTCTCCAGCATGAGTGCGTTTAAGTCTTCAAGTCTACCTCGCTGATTTCCCGAACCAACGCTGTTAAGAAACTCTTCGCTTGTAAGATCAACACCAAACTCTGATTCAATCCTATTGTATAAACTTGGGAGAGACGTGTTTCTAACTTTGTCAGCCAAAGCTGGATCTTCAAGCGTGCCTATCAGTGCGGATACAAGCTGTCTTTCCTGACCCTTTGTGCCGGCAAATCCTGCAGGATCTACCTTGTTTCTGAGATTGCTAAAAACTGTACTAACACCGTAGTCTTTTGCGTTCTGTATCTTGACTTGCTCGGTAGATAGTTTGTTGACCGCGTTAGCAGCTACCTCAAGCACCTTGTTTGTGTCTCTGACATCAGCTTCTCTGAGATCCACAAAAGCTTTACGTAAAGAGTCCCTTTCCTTTAGCCGCAGTCGAAACTCATCAAATCTTGCTTTAGTCGCAGCCGTCGTTTTTTTGGCTTTGTAATCAGCTAAAATCTCAGCAAGATCAGTATAGCTTTTCATCACGATAGGATTACCAGACTGGTCTACCGTTGTGTCGATGCCCAACCTTTTGAGTTGTCTCATCAATAGTTCATGTGTGACTTGTGGTTGTGTAGACATGATTGGTTCCTTTTAACTACTTAGTCTTTAGCAGTTGTGATTACGGTTTGGCTCCCTGGAACGTTGCCCTTATTTCCTCCACCGCCACCGCCGCCAGCACCGCCACCGCCGCCGCCGCCGAAAGAGCCGCTTGTAGCTTCCAGACCACCCAAAGCGCCGCCAGCAAGTGTCGAACCAAACAGTTCCGCAGTTCTGGTCATTTGAGCCAACCTTTGTTGTGCGGCAGGCAGTACTACACCTTGAGCGCCTTGCTTACGCGCCAAAGCCAACTGTGCTGATTGTGCTTCAATATCTGTACGTGCCGCTGCTCCAGCCTGCAACATAGCTTCCCGAAGTTTTGTATCTTGGATTGCTTCAACACCAGAACGTGCCGGACCACGAATATCTCGCGCACGGGCTTGTTGTGACTCAAGCTGTTTCTTTTGTGAGCGCGCTTGCTCTAATGCCATAGTTACTGCTTTACGTTTCTGTGCGTCACTGAGACCAAGTTCACTCAGAGGTGTCTGAGCAATCTTTGCCTGCTCTTTTAGAATCGCGGCTTCTGCTTTACCGATGTCACTCTTTTCGTATTTCTTTCGTGCAATATGTTGGCCGAGAAGCTGCGCTCCACCAGCCAAAGCACCTAACGCAACACCCGCACCAATAATCGCCAACGGGGTAGCGTACACCATTCCATCAGCACTTGCTTCAAGAGGTGCCCCAAACACCCAACAAATAACAAACGTACAGAACAGTAAGACGTATTGCCAAGGCTTTAGTTTTGGGAAAAATAAATACATAGCATCACCTAAATCAATCTCTAATCATCATCCGTTGTTGTATCCACAAAGTCAGCGGAGTGTCTGAGGATCTCTCCTGTCGAAAGATAGTTCAGTTCGATTTCGTACTTATCGTATAAATCTAAAACCAAAAAATCGTCCCGCAGGGAAAGTCGATCAGACTCCACCCAAAGTTGCCTTGTACCACCATCCTCCTCGATTTCGGTGTCCATGAGTACTGCTGAATCGTCGAGCGGCTTCAAAGAACCGGTAGGCGCTAGTTCACTGTATAAACTTAGAACACGCGCATTTCTGATACCGCAAAACAACCTGTCATACATCATTACAGTTGTATCAAGAGTCTTGGCGCCGCGTTTAATCGTGGCATTCATAGACCTACCGTCCGCACTCAACTTGTAGTCTATGTGCGCTTCGTGCCACCCAGGACGCAAAAATAACTGTGCGTGCATTGCGTAGTAGAAACCTTGGGTAACTTCGTGCATACGAACATCACCTACAGATTCACCTTTGGTATCAAACTCTCTAAGTAAGTTAGTGTCTCGATTAGCAGGACTTGCTTGTGCGCTGAAAGGAAGACCTCTTTCTTGTACGACTAAATTATCTACGACAAGCCTTAATCTTGCCTGATGAGAATAAACGTCTTTTCTTTCAGTATCATACTCGTAGCCGCCGCTATCGTTAACATAAAAGTGCCGCCAAATAGACAAATAAGTAGATATGTCTATCAAACACATTGATTGGTAAGGCAGGAAAAACTTGATAGAAGTTCCTGCTATGGTCCCATACTCTTCAGGTGCATAACTACTAGATATTGGACTGGAACCATCTGGTTTCGAGTCACTAAAGTACTCTACAGGCTGCAAAGATGCAGTACCAAAACACCGCGCCATTAAGTTAGGCCAATAATACTCTCCGCGAAATGACCGCGAACGAAAAGACATATTTGAAATGTTACCGTTCAATCGACCGTAAATGCTGGTTGCAAGGTCTGACGGGTTGTAGAGATTGCGTGCGTGCGCAGTAGTATCTAGGTTTCTACCGTCGTTGTAAATCGTACTGTCGGCTAAATAAAATGCCATGATTAACTTAGTACTCCGAATCCGCTAACAATAAAGCTTCCGCAGACATATGGGTTGATATGACAGTCTCAGCACCAAAATCAATCAGTGACGCAGAAAGGTTAGCACCACTAAGACCCACTCTCGGAGCAACCATAGTAAAGTTTTCTGCGCCGGCAACAAACAAAGCTACCCCGTCAATCGTGTAGTCGTCAGTTAGTGCGTCGTTAACATCACTACCATCAGGACGTGTAATGAAAGGCGCTACTTGAGCACCTTGTTGCTCGTACCAAGGTTGAGTCACAAGAACCTGCAAACTTACATTTCCGTGTGAAGGTAACGGCCGAACATCTTTGAAAGCACCGCCAGCGGAATCATCTAAAACTAGCGGGTGCCGTCGCCAGTTGTTGAAGTAGTTCACAAAAACCTCTGACCTAGTGAGTATCGTCCACATTTTATCAGGGTCACCTTTTTTATGGTACCCGAGGCGAAAAAATGCGTACATTCCTGCGTTTGCGTAAGCACCTTTTGCGGCACTAATGTCTGTTTTAACAAAATGACTGTAGTTACCTATGATAGACAGAAGTTGAACATCGGCCGTAATCAACAAACCTCTACGCCTGTTTTTATGAAACTTAAACTCTTTGCGTAAACACGCCCAGCCTTGACTCGTATTTCTCCAATCTTCCTCACCCGCTCTAATCACGTCAGGGTGATAACTATTATTTGTGCCTGTAACTGACTCAGGCTGATCCATACCACCTCCTATAGCCCCTGAACCAAGATAATCATGGTCATACAATAGAGCGTCGAACTCATCTAATACTGGCCCCAAGCTGTTTTTCACTCCCCACATAGCCCAACCAGTAACTAAGCCAGTGCTGTTGCTTGTATCGTAGACAATCGATTGTCTGTTAGGATTTACGCCTTCCCCTTCATCGCTAAGGGTTTTAGCTAACTCTCTGTCAGGTCTTCGATTCTGGTAAAGAAAACCACTGTAACCGTAATCTGACATAGCATGTAAAGACACGAAACTTCCGTCCACAACAACACCCTGATCGAAGTGCTCTGGTCGAAGTGCTCCTGGCTGAAGATTGCCTGGACGTAAGCTGCCCAAGGTATTTTCCAGAACTTGTAATCTTGACCTGTAAAGAGTTCCACGACCAAAAAGTTCTTGGTCTCCGAAGGCAGGGACATCGACTGAATCATACGTAGGAGCCGAACCAACTCTTGTAGGTATTTGGAACACTATCTGACTAACATTAAATACTCCGATAGAGTTTGTGTCGTCGTCAGGTAGTCCGTATTGTTTTTCGAATCTAGAATCTTTGAGCCGTCTACAAACCAACTCGACGACGCAGCGCCCTACAGGTACGTCAACAGTACAACCAATCCTAGATGGCCACGCGATTACACCAAGAGACGAGCGTTGCGGGGTCTTTTCCCCTGAAGGACCGGGAAACTGATCGTCTTTGAGTAATCGGTCTACCGTCAACTTAATCGGTACAGTGGCTTGCTGATTATCATCCATACAACCAGTAATAGACTCAGTAACAATCATTCCGTTTACTCGAATCGCCCATTGAACCCGAGCACCATAGAGTCTTCTTGGGTATTCGTTCAGACCACCAGAATATTGAGTTGGATAATCGTCTCCATCAATCAAGTCACCGTACTGCCAACAATGACCTGGAAATGGGGGTCTTTGTTGTGCAACAAACGCATACCAAAGATATTGCGCTATACCTGAGATCCACAACCGACATGGTTGCGATATGGTCATTGCCGTCGCCAGTTTTGTGTTCCAATGAGAACCCGTAATATACGAACTTGGGTATTTTGGGAGTTCAGCAGGATCGCCTTCACCACTACCCACACCTTCATACCTAAAATCTGCATTGCCCAAATGGTAAGCGTATCCATAACGCAGCACAGAACCGTACGGCATCAGGTTTCTATCCAGCTTAAACCCTTTACCGCTCAAGTTATTTGAGTTCAGTTGACCTGATAGTTGTTCTGTAGCGGGAGATAGTTCAGAAGTTAGTTTGTCAGGGTCAAGAACCTCTTTTGATTTAAGAACGTGTTTGGGAAACTCGTAAGCCATTATTTGTCCTTGCGTCCAGGTATTCTTGCTCTTGGGTTACCACCAGTTGCGACAGATATATCAAATGCAAAAGAGGCAATCTCAACAGCGCCGCCCCTAGAGTCAACTGAAGTTGTAATTTCAAAACACCAACTGTTAGCTGTGCTGATATTCACCGGTATCTTACGCCAAAAGATTCTCGGTCTCTGAGTCCTACTACCCTCACCTAAAACAGCAAGGTCACCTGTGTTTGAAACGATCCCGGTATCACCATCAAGCCCTACTGCTGTGATGAGTTGAGTCGCCACAGGTTTTGTCGAACCATTTTTGAAAAACGTAACTGTGAAGTCAGCGTTTTCGGTATCGACCAACCCGATATACATTGTGCGTATATTCACCGGAGTCAACGCATTTTGATCAGCCCTAAGCCAACCTGATCGATACACAGCGTCGAAAGAAAAACCGCACCGATTACTGCTTGCAAGCGTCTCCCTGTTGGTCACGTAGACACTTGGCCCTCGCTTAAAAGCTGCATCTTGCAAGGGTATGTTTCTTTTTGTTGGTTCAGATAGTATATCTCCTGACTCTTTTGCCAAGTGTTTAGCCGCGCCAAGAATCAAACATAGTTCTCTTTGATCTTGAGTCACGGCAAAACTGGAAATGTGCATCTTGTAGTCAACTTCTCGCCAGTAAGTACCATCGAAACACAAGACCTTACTCTGGTCAGTCAGCCCCGCAGGACACAAAGCGCAACGATACTCGCCGCTGTCAGGATCGATTACAGACGTAGCCATCCTGAATCTGTTTCTATTGACCAAAGTTTTCATGGTCCTGTCGATAGTCTTACTAATCTGGTTAATCCCGCTGCTATTCATGGCGTAAAAACCATCACGACCTAACCAGATTAGAGACCCATCGCGCATTACTTGGATACTTTGCGGCGCTACACAACCAATCCCACGGACAATAGGTGTGGGTGCAGCAAAGTCGTCCATGGCGTAGATGCTTGTCTCAGTAAACGCCATAAGTTGATTATTGTGCGAATACAAAGCTGTAATCTCTTCGCCACCACTGTCAGGAAAAACAAAATCGACGGCAGAGAACGTGCCGGGGAATCCAGGCTCAGACCTCATCACCATGCCTGGAGCGCCTGAGATATTCCCGATGATCAATCGGCCTTGATGCACGCACATGACTTTAAATATAGGTACAGGAACAGTCTGTACCATGTCATCACCAAGTTCAGCGTCTGAAACATTGTCAGGAAAAGAAAAATCGTTAGACGCAGGAATACGAGCAACAAGTCTTGGAGTCGGACCAACGTTCAAAATATCTGGTGTTCTGTATAAGTTCACCGCGATTACGTCACTTGGGTCTAATCGCTCTCTGTGTGATCTACCCGTCGTATTCCAAGAAACAGTACCACTAAACGCATTCCCGAGTAAGGATAATCTAAGCATACCACTTGAAGCAGCCTTTGTAGCGGGTAAACTGCAACGAACTAAAAACTGACGCTGTACGTCTTTGATCTCAACACCCAAAGTCTTTTCAATAGCCGAGATAGTGCTGGCTACTGCGTCATCAGCGTTACCTTTCACGGAACCTCTTAGCGGTGAGGCAGTGTGAGGCTCAATCTTTACTGTGTTAGATTTCGCTGACGTAGCAGAGCGGTTACCGAACTGGTCTTCGTACTGTAGGTGATAATGAAACTCGCCTGCAAGTATACCGCCGCCATCACTGGATAAGGTATCTCCTGCAGTCCCGATCTTACCCTCCCAAGAATAACCGTGAGAGTTAGGGTAATAGCTATCTCGACCAACAATATCTACGCCCGTAGGACCCTCTGCGATCGGCGCGCTCGGGGTCATGTTGAATCCAAGTTTAAAAGGAATACCTTCAGGCGTGATAATGTATGCTTGGTCGACCCCGTTGTTAAAAATGACATAGTCATTCATTGTAACGAACTGATCAGGAAAACTAACAGAACCTGCCAGCGTAGAGCCGCCGCCACTATTTTTCGATAAGTCAGTTATTACGGGGTAAAAACGCGGTCTTGTATACGGAGAAACAACCTCATCAGAGGACTCGAAGTTACCCCATGGCTTGTGCATTAACAAGCGGTTACCGGCAGACACCAACAGCATATCCGAGCACTTATCAAACAACCTTGCGTGAAACACGGTGCCCAAAGGAGCCAGCAAGCTTTTGTTATCGCAAAACAGTTCAGGCTCACCTGTACGCGAAAAACCTGACACACGCAAAGTTTTGCCGGTCGATACTTCATACGGTGCAATCAAAGAAACAGTACGTAGTGTACCGTCTCTTGTTGTATCAAAGTTCCGTACTTTCTGACCCAATGCTTGCGGAGAATATTGAACCTCGGCCTGCCCAGGCGGGATGACCCACTGAAGTACTTGTTGTTGTGCTGGAGAAGCCAAGGTTCAATCCTTTAGAATGATGCTTGCGATCGTTTCTTCCAAGTAAGAGACAAAATCTCGGGCGCTTGTGGATTACCCTTTAGATCCGGTACAGCTTTGTAAGCGCGCGCTCGCCAAGACATGTACTTTTCACCCGCTACAGGTGGAGGTAGGGGTAACTCTTTGGCCTGCTCTGGTTCAGTGCCTTCGTCAAAAACAATCTCGGCACTTCCAACTTGAGTGCTTGCCCCTACAGGCAAGAAAGCGTTGATTTGACTGTGGTATACCCAACCTTTCGGGCGCCAGTCAGTGTGAGTAATCGGGTTTTTGTGACCAGAGAGAAACTCAAAACCATTACGAGTGATCAGCACTGAATGCCAGAAACCAGGATCTTCTTTACTGTACTTGAGGCTAATAACCATCGCCTCTTCGATTTGACCATCAAGGTTTTGGCGCTCAAGTGTGTCACCAATCGTCGGTCGAGGTAGTGTGAATGACATGCAATCTCCTTACGTTGTGTTGCGAAACAACTATAACAGGGTGGAGTAAATACTAAAACTAAGACTTGAAGTTACCGAAAAGATTAAATCTTGACCGATACGGTGTGCCACCGATAATCGAAGTAGGCTCGACAATCTTAGCGGGATTTGCGTATCGAGCCCGAAACTTTCTTGTTAACGACTCATACCTGTCTAAGTGTACTTGAGCACCACTTTGATCTGCTCCGTCTAACAAAGCTACGTAGTAAGCTGCCAGTTCGACTAAAGCAGGAACAGCGTCACGTTGAATCGGTGGAGTATCTTGGTCATCTATAAGCTTTCCTGGTAACCGAGAAACACGCAGGTCAAGTTCATACCGAGCATCTTGTGCGGGATAAGTCCTATACGCGTAATAACCAGTGCTGTGACGTAACGGACGTTCTATGTCGTACAAACAGTTACCTGTCCACAAAAATGAACACCCTGCTTGCGGGTTATCACCGAAAAAGTCGTAAGTCGGTTCTACCTCACACAGCAGATAAAACTTGTCATTCGTTTCTGTATTGGCCATAGCACCATCAGGACCGCCGGGAAGGTTGTTTCCATACCCACGGTGCGAAACGTAGAAGCGCAACCTCATACCTGTACGACCAAATCGGTGCTGACCAGGATCAGAAAAACCCATCATTGCATCAATGTTTGTTGCCTGTACTTGAATAGCACCTTCCGCAAGCACCGACGCAGGATTAAGAGATACAGTTGCTACAGGCGACGGCGCACTTTCCCATGTTGGATCATGTATACCTGTCGTTGAAGTCTCTGGACCGCCAAACAAACTACCCAAAGAACTGACCAACCCTTGACGGTGAGCCCAGTTAATCTGAATCTCAGGCGACATACCTCGATGACCATTTGGTGCAATATTTGGTGATTGCTGCCACTCTTTGTCACGTCGACCCCAAACGTAGGTGTAGCAAATAGACCAAGTTCCTTGTTTGAGCGACTCTACTGATCCTCGATTTAACGCACCAAAGAAAGGTCCTGCATCAACAGAACTAGTGATAATAGCTTTCCCGCCTTTGGTATAGGGGGTAGGGCTACTCCCGGTGTTACGAACTTGGGTTTCTAACCAAGATGCTGCAGCACTGTATCTTACCTTCGGTGCTTCAGTCGGGGCAGGCAGTTGAAAATGTCTGCCTCGATACATACGAACGGGACGACCTTCGGTATCACCCTGAAAATCTCGCATACCAGCACGATCAGCGCCAGCAGTGTCAATCGCCCAAACTTGCTGCTCAGTTTCATCATAAACAACTGCAGGCTCATGCAGTTCAGTTACGTCGTCGCGCAGAAAAAACTCTGGCTGATAAATACGAAACTCTAATGGCTCGAAAGAAACAGACACAGAATTGTGGCCAAAGAAAATTAAGTCTTTCGAAAGACCTGATTTTATTATTTTTAGGTACAACTCTGGATCAATGTTCCGCATTTCTTCTACAAGAGCCTCCAATGCAGCACTGTCTTTGCTAGCGCTTATTTCTACCTCGTAACCATCAGTGTTATTTATCCAAGGTCTGTCCAACGTCACCATGTAAATACGAGCGGGGTTCCGTATTGTTACAGGGCCTCGCGAAACTCTCCCTTGTAGATTTAAGCTGTCAGCTTCTCTTTGTCTCACAGCGCCTGTTAGTCGGTACTCAAAGTCTTCGTTTTCGAAGTTCAAATCTTTACTAAGAATAAAGTTTTCGTTTTTAGAGAGAGCACCTTCAGCCGTGTAGTCTATTTCTTTTTGAACGTTCGTATATATAGAGTCGTCTGTTCTTAGTTCGTTACGGAAATAAATCCTGTTGTTTACCGCTCTCGTCGCGTATCTTACCGTGCTGTCGTAACTGACTTCTCCACCAAATATTCTTTCGAGTGTGTGGTTAACCACAGGACCCGTTCCGTAAGCATTATACGTGACAAACTTAGATCCCGTACTTCGTGCTCTTGCGTATACTTGGGAAACAAACTGTTCGTCCAACTCGTTCACATTCAGACCGTTTTTCTCCGCAAATGCGATCTGTTCTTGTATCGACGCACCATCACGTACCTTCAAGTTAGATAAAGCGGCATCACCTTCTCTCGAAAACAAACTCTCGATTAACTTTTCAACTGACTTAGCTTCTGCAACTCCATTGTCTTTTTGGGTAGCGACATAGCCATAGTTTCGTCTAAGAACTTTTTTACCTTCAACTACGTATTTATTTAGCGCATCAGCTTCAGCTACTAAACCTTTATAGCCAACAATCTGCCCAAATGTAGCCTTGCCCGTTGCCCTAACGTTTTGAAACGAAAGTCTATAGTTGGGAGTATCTGTGAGGTAAAAAAACTCGCGACATTGTCGACGATGCCAGCGACCTCGCGGATCTTTGACCTCAATGTGCATGATACCGTCCCACTCACCTGTGCATCGAGGTCTCCAAGTAGTTGACGTACGAGCAGAATCAAGGGGCAAACCATTTTTATCCACAAACACCAGCAATCTTTTATCGGTGGGATGAGGTACGACGTACCCACCAGTCTGTCCTGTGGTGTAGGGGCGTTGCAAAACAACGTGCTGTTCATCGGGCACAAGTGCTTCGGGTACGTCGCCTGCAAGCCTATCAAGTGCCTGGTTAACAGCGTCGTTAATCTTCTTGTCAAGCGTTTTTCCTTCACTATGCCAAGCGCGCATTGACAATAGTTGCTGCCTGATTGACTTGAGAGAAGTGCTCACTTTACCTCCAAAGAAAAAACGGGAACCCCGTTGAGAGGTTCCCGCTTATTGTATCACGAAGTCAGTGACTACGGAATGAAGACCTTAACGGTGAACTTGTCACCGGCAGATCCATCGTCCTCAAGAGCAACACCAATGATTGCAGCTTCCTCACCAGAAGCCATGGTATCAACCTGACCTGAAGTGTGAGACACAATCGACTCGCCTTGGTTGACGCTACCGTCACCCTTGGCCTCGCAAACACCACGACTGACTACCCAACCGTACTTGCCTGCCGCAATTGCGCCACCTGCAACACCTAGCATCAAACCGGCAGACGTTGCTGCGGCATTAGACAAGATCCCGTGAAACGGTGCATACCGTTCTGACACAGTAGCTGACGTTGTATCGATTTTGATCAAGTCACCTTCCGCAAAGTCAGTTGACGTTTCGTCGTTGTAAACGAAGACCCATTCCCGATCACCGTAGTGAGTAGAGTTAGCCGCGTTTACTTCGTCCGCAAGTTGTACTCGACGAGTTCCCAATGGATAGACTTCATCATCATATTGAGACAAAGGCCAATCTTTTGAAACCTCACCATCAACGACAGAAGCGCCGGATGAAAACTGATTACTCATGCGGCACCTCCAGCAACACACCCTTGAGCGGGAGTCTTGGTACAGATCATGTTTCCTTGCATAGTGAACACAGCAGTCACGACATCTTGGTCACCAACACGCTCTTTGAACTCGCTAATGGTCGGTGCTTCCGCCATTGCAAACTCAATGAAGTCAGTGTTGAGCATGTAACCTGCTCCAGCAGAAGGCGCAGAAGTTGCACCAGTAGCTGCAGACGAAGTCATAAGTGAAGTGTCCAAGTCAAGTGATGAAAGAACTTCTGCGATTCCAAGGCTAAGTCCGAGCATGGTGCTCTTTTCAGTCTTGTCTTCTACGAGTTGGACACGCACGTTGTTTAGCTTGTCGTTCTCGAAGTTAGCAAAAGTGTCGTCATCGAAGATAACAAGGTCAGGACCCTTACCAAGACCACCAGCAAAATGAGCACACTGACGATACAGCTTACGAAGCGTCTTAGTACCATCTGTCGTGTAGGTGCCGATGTCGGCATACTGGTTGAAGTGGAAGTAGCTATTGCTCTTGGTCACATTCTGAACCTTGTCACTTTGGTTGGCAGGGGGTTGCCAATCAAGTAGACCATGAGTGATACCTGTACCGATACCGGTAGAAACATCACCGTTCAGAGAAAGCAAACCAGACAACTCAGAAGTGTTGAAGACGATACCGCGACTCGTACCTGTGAGCAGGTAAGAGTTAATATCAGCCTTGGCACCTTCAAGAACAGTCTTGGGATACTCTTCGATGAGACGAATGATGGCCAGCTTACCGCTGTTCATCTGAAGTTCTTTCTTGGGAATGTTAATCGCAACAGCAAGTCGATGAGGCTCGATTTGAAACTTACGGATCTCTTGACGACGGGTCATGTTGAGAAGTTCATCACCAACATAAATACCGACACCGCGAGCAGGAGCACCACCGGAGAATGTACGCTCAATGAGTGTACCGCCTTCCATGGGAATCCGCGCTTTCTTGTCGAGTGCTTCGAACAGTTCGCTGCTACGAACAAATGAGTTCACCAGAGGACCACGAAGATCCTCAAAGGTGGAGTTCAATAGTTCTGTCGAAATGGACATTTTGCACCTTAGTTATATTTTAAGTAGTTCGATTCAACCGCCGCCTGCCCTGACCAACCCACACGGACCTTGCGGCTACCCGAACAAACTTGGGGGGTGCGTACATTACTTCTACACTACGTAAAGCATATTGACAAGTTAACGGGTAACTTAATCTACAACTTTAAAGGTTATTTCGAGTAGCCCGACTTCTTTTTGTCCCGCTTTTGCTTCAACTGCTCCATTGTAACTGTGAGCATTTTGCGCCTTTCTTTTTTGTCGTCGTCACTACCTTTCCTGTTGGGGCGGGTCGTGTTGGCAACATCACTTCCGATAGACATAGCTACTTCCTAATGTGCTTTGTTCGACTTCCGTGATACCATGGTTGCATAGGTGGTGCAATGGCGAAGGCGAAAGCAAGTGTTGAAGGTTCAAGACCAATAGGCTTACCGAGTGGAGCAAAGCTTGCTCACGTAGACGGACTCAACATGGTCAAGATACAAGCCATGTTTTCTACACCTGACGCGTTTGTATCCATGTGTCAGATTGTGCGAGAAGACGAGTCTACAGGGTACATGAACCCTACACCAACACAACGAAGACTACTGCACGCATATGCGAACAACCGTTGGACAATGGTGAATAAGTTTCGTCAGGCTAAGATCACAACTATCAGCGTCATGCTCTTACTACGAGACTGCATGTATTTAAGCGGTGTAAAGGGTACGCTAATCGCAGAGCGGCAAGACACGGCCGAAGACGTGTTCGAACGAATCTTGTTTGCCTATCATAGATTACCAAGTGACGTAAGAATGCCTTTGGCCCCTGGCCGCAAGGCCGGGGCGACTCAAATACATTTCCTGCACGGTGGAGGCATTAAAGTACTCACGGCAGGTGGGCGCTCCCCCGCAGTTGGTCGTTCTATTGATAGGCTCATCATCACAGAGTTTGGTGAAGCACAATGGCAGCGCAAAGCAGCGGTCAACATCTTCCCCACAATCAACAAACGACCCAACGCACGGGTCATCTTGGAATCTACTCCTGGTCGGGCTGGCTCACACCACGAACAAATGTGGCACTCCACCATGGAAGGTAAGGGTCGGTTTACTCCGTTGTTCCTAAACTGGTGGGACGACGATAGTTGTCGTGTACCCGCAGAGGGATTTGTTCCCACAGACTCAGAGATTGCATACAGAGCCCGTCACCCTGGCATGACCAACGAGAACCTTGCGTTCAGACGGTTAGGTCTTGAAACAGAGTTTGCGGGTGATCCTCGACTGTTTACGTCTAAGTATCCGTCCGACCCCTATGATGGTTGGATTGGCTCACTAAACCCTGTCATGCCGGTGGACGTGCTCAAGCCTGCATTGGCAAAAGCAGTCAACGACCCTGGTGTCGGATCTTACGGGTGCAACGAACTGGACCCACCCAAACCAAACACCAAGTATATCATCACGGCTGACCCTGCTGGTTTTGGTGCCCGAGGTGACAAGTCCGCATTGACTGTATGGGACGCAGAAGAAAGACGTGAGGTAGCTTTTTGGGAAGAGCGTGAGGACCCCGCGAAGTTTGCTCGTCGACTACTCATGGTGCAAAAGCACTACGGTGGCGCCATGCTCATCGTCGAATCTAACGCAACAGCGTGTATTGCTATCTTACGTGACTCTAACGCTAAGAACTTACTGTGGACGGATCGCAGTCATCCTGGTTGGTACGCAACAGACAAACGAATCCAAGAGGCAGAAGCGCGTTTAGTGCGCATGATCCGGCAAGGTGACATTGAAGTACGTAGTCGAGGTCTTTTGCACCAACTCGTAAACTACGACGGTAGCCGAAAGAAACGAGCCAAAGGTCTCGATGGTACGACACACCACTTTGACCGAGCCCGAACAGCGGTTATGGCGGCTGATATTTTGTCGAAAAGGAAGTTCAACAAAGTACAAAATGATGTACCATCATCGCCGTACGTACCGGGTCAAGTCACAATCAAGGACCTTGACAAGATAAAGCATTCAGAGAAAATGCGTTACAGAAACCCATACAAACCCGTATCTCGATTTGGAGGCTAAATGGCACTGTACGACTACACAAAAACGAAAGCCGTCGCTGCAACTATAGGCACTATCGATAGCCGAAAACTGTACGAAATCGACGACCGAGGCAACAATATTGTACAAACTTTGGTCGAAGCACCTGAACACAAGGTAAAGATTTTTGCCGAATCAGATCGCGGACAAAACAATATAGTCGATTACAAAAACTCAAAAAATCTGAAAAACGCGCCGGTACCTAAACCCGTTGCACGCATTATTAGTGGAGGTGGGTGATGGGCAAAGTCTTCAAAACCGAGTCAGCGCGTAAAGACTTCAAGGCTCAATCAGGCAACATGCTAAAGCGGGGGTTGCGCGGTCTTGACGCAATGTTCCGAAAGAACATGTCTGCCGACGAAAAAGCGGCGTTTGTAACCACCGGAGATAAATCTGGTTTTATCGAGCGAGGCGCGCTATCGTCGAAACAAAATCAACTGTTGAAAAAAGCGCTCCGTCAAATGGGTCTGAGTTCTGGTCAGACATCGACTGTAATGGCACAAACAGGTGGAAGCACACCAAGACAGATTATACAAAGTGCGCTAACAATGGCGAATCAAATGCAGGATGGTAGCGGCAACAATGGATAAACTTAGTCAACTCATCGACAAACACCTTTCGTTCTACCAAAAGAACGAAAAGAAATCTTTTGACCGCGCACGACGTTTCTATCGCGGAGACTTTTTTGCGAACAAAGAAAACTCAGACATTGGTGACGTAAACAACTCACTACTAAGTTCAAAGAACCTTGTGTACGCCATCGCAGATACGGCGGTCTCTGCGTTACTTGGACCCAACCCCGTTGTGGCTGCAAACGCAAGAAACCCGCAGAGCGAAGACGCAGCACCAGCAATCAATGGGTTTATGGAGTACGTATTCCAGTCGAACAAAATGCGTAGACGCGCAGCTACGGCACTCATTGACGCGGTTCTTTGTAAGCGGGGCATCTTCAAAACTGGTTGGAGCAGTGTTGAGGACAAGCCCGTCATCAAAGTGGTTGACCCAAGCGCATTGTTTTTCGATATGACTGTGCGGGACGTAGACGACATTCGTTATTGGTTAGAAGCCACAGTGATGCCTTGGCCCGAGTTCAAGGCCCGTGTGCAGTCAGGCCGATACAAGTCAGATAAACTTGGTGACATCAAACCTGATCGGTTTCCAAGCTGGTTGCTCGACCGATCACAAAAGAACCAAAAGAACACGGTACGAGACTCTTTTCAGTGGGTAACGGTATGGGAGTACTACGACCGACAAAAGAACATTGTACAGCACTACGTCAAGCAAGCTAACGCGGTAGTGTTCCAAGACAAGATTGACTACATTCCCTATTCGATGTTCAGCTTGAACCATTCTGGCGTTGACTGCCTCGGTCTTAGTGAAGTGCAGTTGATTCTTGACCAACAGCAAACGGTCAACGATCTACTCAGCCACATGAAACAGATCACATATTTGATGATCCCGAGGATTCTGTACGATGCAGGACGGATCACAGAAGAGGACTTGAACAAAGCGGTTGAGTCATCTACCGGAGCGTTCATCGGTGTAGCGCCTGAGAACAGTGAAACAATCAGAAACTTAGCTACTTTGTTTTACCCAATGCCGATGCCTGATTCACCGCAGGGAGTTAAAGAGTTCATCGCTCGACAGGAAGACGATGCTGCTTTTATTTCTGCACTTGCTGAAGCCGCCCGAGGACAGGTTACTGGAGCCAGGACCGCGACCGAAATGGCAATCATCGACTCCCAAATGCGGAACCGACTCGCCACTCGCGAAGGACACCTCAACGACGCGCTTCAAGACGTGGCGGCGAAAGCTTTTTACTTGTCTAAGCTTTACATGAGTGAGCCCAAAACGGTACGCGTCACAGGAGAACGTAGGTGGGACACAGTTACATTGGACTCAATCGCAGACGTACTGGTCGACTTTGAAATGACCACACACCATCCAATGCAACGCAACCCCGCAGTTGTATTGGAGTCTATGATTCAGATGCTCCCAATGCTTGTACAAAGCCCGCACGTTGACGTACGCAGACTTACCGAAGAACTAATCGAAGGTATTGGTCTATCAAAGAACGTACTGATGCCGCCAAAGGATGCTGCAATGAGCGCAGCCGCCGCGCAGCAACAAGAGTTGATGATTGCAGGTGCTCAGTCGCCTGCCGGTGCGGATCGGGCACTAACAGAAACGCAACAAGCACTCGACCAAAACGTCGTCGAACTAAACCCCGAAGAGCAAGCGTTAACCGAGCCCGAAGACGCACTAGCCGCTGGCGGTGGCGCACCGATACGGCAAGAGTAGGGACTTGATATGGCGCTGTCAAAACGAGACCAAATACGTAAAGCGATGCTGATCAAAAAGCACCGACTTCAAGGTGTGAACAAACCAAAACGCACACCTAAACACCCGACCAAAAGCCATATTGTATTGGCTCAAGAGGGTGACAGAATCAAGCTGATACGGTTTGGTCAACAAGGCGCCAGCACAGCAGGCAAGCCCAAAAAAGGTGAGTCTGATCGCATGAAGAAAAAGCGGGCAAGTTTTAAATCAAGGCACCGCAAGAACATCGCAAAAGGTAAAATGAGTGCGGCTTATTGGGCTGACAAGGTGAAGTGGTAATGGCAACTAAACGTGACATGATTACGTCTGCACTGAAAACAAAGCGTAAGACATCTAAAAAGAAAAGTGGCTCTAAATCCAAGTCTAAGACTAAGTCAAAAGCCAAACCGTTAAGTGAGTCGACCAAGAAGACTTTGCGCGAGAAAGCAAAGAAGTCAGGTAAGTCCTACGGCACACTAGTCAAAGTGTATCGTCGCGGTCAGGGCGCTTACCTATCTTCTGGTTCACGTAAAGGTGTGTCGATGGCTGCTTGGGCCATGGGTAGGGTCAACAGCTTCATTCGAGGCTCTAAAAAGCACGATACAGACTTGAGGTGATTCGTGGGAAAGAAAACCCAACCATACAAACTAGGACTACCTCAGAAGTACACTGCAGGCGCAAAGAACAAAGCGCGTCAGGCTAAAGTTATTAAGCGTGGTCAAGCAGCGTACAAGAAAGGTCAACGACTACCTGACAGCTACTTCAAAGAACGCACAGCCATTGGTGGTGCTTCTCTTGACGATGAAGACGAAAAAGAACCGGGCGCTATCTCAGGCTCAACAACTGCCGGAAACGTACTGGAAGACATGCGTACACAGATTAGTCTTGATGATAAGGGTGAGGCAGGTACAGGCACTGTAACCGTGCCCAAAGGCACCCCCACTCAGCAACGTAAATACGCGGCCGCTGTATTTCGTCGCAAAAACCCTGACTTTGCCGAAAAACTTGACGCACAAAAAAGAGAACTCCAAAAAAGTTTTAGTTTCGGTAGTCCTCGTACAAACCTAAGTATGAGTAATCAATCAGAAGAATCTGATGGTAAAGCTGCGTTCAGGAAGTTTTTTGAAGATGCAGACAAACGAGATCCAGTGAGTGATGATGACCCGCTCCCGCGAGAAGACATCATTCAAAACGAACTTATGGAGTCGCAAGATGACCTACAAACAAAAACTGAAGAAATTGGGTCTGAAGACGTAAACAGTGAAGAGTTTAGAAAACTTATGGAGGAAAGGAAGGAAGCTGCTCGCGACATTGTAAGACAAACGATAGAAGCTGACGAAGACAGAAAAAGTGAAGATGGTGGCGAAAGAAGTGCAATAGACGAAGACACTGAAGCAATACTCAACACTAACGCAGAGATATACGGACCATTCATACCTGGCGCAGAAAACATGAGTGCCGATGAGTTGCGGGCAGCAGGGCAAAGCGCAGCGCGAGAAAACTACTATAAGTACCACCAATCAGAACCTATAGAAGAATCGAGCGTAGAAGTAAACGGGAAACCGTATACAAGGCAAGTACACAATGACGGCGCTGTATTCCTTCGTCCCGATGACTACGGACAGGAAGGAAGTGAAAACAATGTATTTCGTGAACATGATGATCCAGAACAAGCTGCGATAAACAAAGCGCGAGAAGACGAAGCGAGAAAAGGTGCCGAAGAGTTTAGTCGAATGTTTGAAGCGTATGACAGGAATAAAGATAAATGAGTTACATAATCAACAACGTAGAGTGTACGGGCTGTGACTACTTTGAGCACGAAGCTATGTACAAACGCGCCGATGGGCCTGATGATTGTCCTGTATGTGGTAGCGAACGTAAGATGAGTTTTCGTGGATTTAGCTTTGCGATCCACGGTCAGGGCTATGGCTCATTTGCTCCAGTCGACTTCGGTGTACTTGGTACCGCAGAAACAAAAGAAGACTACGACCGATGCGTAGCTGCCATCGAAAAGAAGTTTCCAGGTAAGCGTGTAGAGATTAGCCATGAGAGCGACTCACAAAAAAGCACGCGATTAGACGAACTTAGACACCGTTCCTTCATGCAACGCAAGAGCCACGGTATTGACGATAACATGCGTAAAGGTATCAAGGAACACCAGAAAAGGCGTAGCCAAGAACTTATTGCTGCAGGTAAGTCGAAACAAAAAATAGCTTCTGCGGCTGACTTGGTGAAAGGCATTGAGTAATGTTGAACGAAGGTAAGCTACGTCATATTATGGACATGCCGCACCAAGATGCGTACGTCTATGAGCATATGAGAAGCAAAGAGCGTAGAATACTGACAGGCAAAAGCATCGCAAGTCACGGACTAACAAAAGCGTGGCAACTCGCGAAAAAGAAGAAACCTGTAAAACAGAAACCCACAACTGACTAATCCTACGTGGTATGTTACAACCACGTAGACAAAGGAGATCCCCATGGCCGAAGAGACCGAAAAACCACAAGAAATGATTCCTGAAAGAGATATGAAGGCTTTGGCTGACGAAGCGGACTCGCTAATGCTGGATAATCTTTTCGCTACCGTACAAGATTCTTTGGGGCCAACGGCTGTTGACGCTACAGACATTCCAGAAGGTGATGAAACAAAAGATACGGCAGAGCCTGACTTGCAACCCATTCAAGAAATGCTGCAAGTTTCTCCTGAACGCGCGGCTCAAATCTTTGCCGCAGCACAAATGATGCCTCAGTTACAGGGTAAGTCTCCAATGCAAATCGCTGAAATGCTCATGGGTGACATGCAAATGCGTATGCAGATCGAAAAGCTTGCCGCAAACACGCAAGACACTCAAGCAGAAGCAGAAGCAGACGCAATGAATGAAGGTGGTGGCTCAATGAAGATGGGCTACGGTGGGTCTTCGATGAAGCCTGGTGCGATGCGCGAAGTTCTTAGTGCAATGACACCACTGAGCGCATTGACAGGCGCGTCGTCGCCAGGAACAGGTGCCATAGGCAAAGCTGTACACTCTGCGGCTAAAGCAGCACGTAAAAACAAGTAAACAACAACCAATCAAACAACAGGGGAAGTGATGTTTGAATATGAAAATGAAGTTGCTGACGAGGCAACTTCCAGCGAAGCTGTTGACTCAACGGAGTCAGTTGAAACGTCAGACGTATCGGAGTCCGTAGAAGTATCTGCTGATTCTGAGTCTATTGACACTGGAGAGACTGCGGCTGATGCGCTTGAAGAGGCGCCTCAAGTTCTTGACTGGAACGGCGAACTTGAATCTATCCAGCAAGAGCAGTGGTTTTCTGACTTAGACGACGCCGTAAGAGACGTTGTACAGAGAGGTATGACCGCAAAGTATCGCAACTACGAACGCGGCTACACTAAGGCGTTTCAAGAGGCCGCACTGAAACGGCGTGCACTGGAGAACAGAGAAAAAGAAATCCGTGACACAGAACTTCGAGTGCAGAAGTGGCTTCACGGTGACGTTGACCCGATGGCAGAGAAGCAACGTGAACTGGAGTTGCTTCGTGCGAACCATACTGCAGCACTTGAAGCACTTCGAAAAGAACATGAACAGTCAGTGCTCAAACAGCAAACAGAACACGCGAGCAGTATCGACGAGTTGATTGCTGCGCGAGAAGCGGCAGAAGAAAGGTCGCGTCAGTTAGAGCAACTTGAGGCGCAACGAGAGCAAGCAGCACTTGATGCAGAAGTCGACAACTTCGAACAATGGATTCAAGCAGAGGCAGATCACGTTTACAACGACAAAGACGCTCTATACGCTTTGTGCGTTCAAGTTGCTAGCGGCATTCCTAAGGAAGACGCTCTGCGTATGGTTCTCGCGGGCTATCCAGCACCTGAACCAGAAGTTACTGAGCCTGAACCAGCAACACCTGAACCTGTACCTGAAGCTGTTGAAATGATGAACATGGGCGCAAGTCCTGCAGCAAACACAACAGAGCAAACAGACCTTAACTTTGACGAGCGTATGGATTTGCTGCGTCGTCAGTATATGCAAGAGGCCGCTGACTTACACAAAGCGTAAGAAAAAACCGTCCAGCAGTGCGGTGTACTACTGGACGGTAGCCGGTCGGAAAGGCAACAAAACAATGCAAGACAACGTTCAGCTTACCGGCTATGTCGATTGTATCAAGGGCCGGTAAGAATGACCAGATAAAGTCTTCCCCCCACCCGGCAGGAATCGCCCATGCTCCGATCCCGAGCGTGGGACCGAGCGATATGGGTGGGGGGAAAACCGGGACGTTATTGACTATTGAAGGTCACTGAAAACTTTGACGCGATCAAAAGCCGTTTTTGCTTCGGGGCTCATGGCTATTTTAGACTCATCTTTTTCGTCTTTCACCATTTCAGAAAGAGACTTCGAGTCTTCTGCGCGATCGCGGTCATCATCAGACTTGTCTGCAGGTTCGCTCGACATATCTTTTGGTTTGGCTCCGCCCTCAGACAACTCATCAAAAATGGCCTCATGTGCCGGGTGCCCAAGCTTTAATGTAACGCCAACACCGCGATCTTTTGGTGCTTTAAGGATTTTAATCTCACCACCAGGCATGACCTCATATTCGTACCCGCCCGCGCCTTCGTAGATACCACTTGCCAGCTTCATACTTGCGCTTGTAATCGGATCATCAAACCCCGTTCCTGGTGCGCCGATGCGCGGAATCGATTCAGACATTCCCGATCCTGGTTCCCCAGGTTGTGCCCCGCGTGTCGGCATTGGTGCCTGGTTAAAGGAGTTGAGCATCTCTTGCTCTTTTTGTTTCTCTTCCCTAGCTTTGGTCTTCATTTGACGAATCATTTCGTCAGGATCACGCATTTCACCCGCAGGGTTCATGTCTTTGTCGGCCATCTTATTATCCTACTTTTTTAGGTTGTGCTGCACCCTGAGTAGGTGCAATAGCATCATTAAACATATCCAGAACGCGGCTCAAGCCCTCTGGAGGTCCATCGTCACGTGCGACTACTTTAACATCATACTTGGCGCTGTTGTCGCTGCTACGGGTGTTCTCGCTGTGATTCGCTACAGAACCATGAACGGTCACTTCACAGGAGAACAGGCCGGCATTGTACTTAGCCTTAGCTGTAAGGTCAGCCTTGCTATCAGAAGTTTGCTTGCTTGACGTAGAAGACTTTACTTCCATGGTGAAGCGCACTTCAGCTTCCTTGACTGACAAGCTTGGTGTATTGATGATGGCGAGCAGTGGAACCTGAAGGTCCACCTTTTCCATCGTCGTGTTACCGGCAGCATCCTGTACAGGCTTGTTGAACGAAAAGTCCACAGTCCGTGCAGCCATGTTGCCCTTGCCATCGTCATCGAGTCCGACATCTTTGATGAAGTCGCTCGACGCCTTAGCCAGAAGGGTTTGTGCGTTACAGGCTGCTTTGAGCGGACCACCAATAAGTTGTTCCATTGGTAGACCACCAAACTGGTCTGACATTTTTACGAGGCCGGAATCTGCCATGATGCTCTCCTACGGAAGCAGTTTGATAAGTTGATCGTCGATTCTTGCATAACCTTCTGGCGGCTCACTGCCCCTGAAGATCAGCTTTAGTTTAGCAGCATTGCTTTCTTTTTTAAACCACGACGGTGTATTCGCGCATGGTCGAACCATGAGTTTTCCTTTTTTCTTATCTGCGGTCAGACCTGAAATCTCAACAGACATTTCAACTTCAAGCGTATCTACACGCAAACTTTGTCCGGTAGTCAGCGACTGCAATGGTACGGGCACCTGCCTCTTAACCAACGTGCCGTCTTCCCACATGGGTATCTCCATGTTGACCATCTTTGGTGCGTACACCTCCATTCCATTGTCACCCTTGATTGGGTTCCCATCCTCATCAACCTTGAGTTCCCAAAACTCTTGGTTCATTATCGAATCGAGTTCGTGACGCTCCGCAATATCAGTCGCCGCGATAACTGCCGATTGTATAGAGTGAACTATGTCGTCTAATGAATGATCAGGCATCAGTACACCTGACAACTATTCACTACACAATCGTGCCACCTATGCTCCACCGTTACGTAGTCAAGCAACTCTTTCTCCCGCGTAAACTTGAACAACGGAATGAAACGCATGTCGACTCTAAAGTCTTTGCATAAGTGCGTAGTCTTACACGCGTATCGTTTGTTCTCGTACTGTAGAACCCACAAACTATCACTTAGTTGCGCAGTCACTTGGCCCTCAACAGACTTTGTCGCAGCGGCTGGTTGACTCATACACAAAAGCAAAAGCAAAAACATCTTACTTATCATTCTTTAGCCCATAGTTGTCTTTGGCCCAACCACCACCCTTCAACGTAAAGCTGGTTAGGGCCACTTGTTTTTTCATCGGGGTCGATGTACCGCGATCCAGAGCACATACACTACAATGCGGGCTCGGATCACCGAATGCCTGCAGGATCTCTACTTTGTTTTCGCATACTTCGCATTTGTAAACGTATAGTGGCATGATTACTCCGTTGACAACTATAACACCGTGGAATACCCTGTCAAGAGGCGCGGCCAGGAGAGACTTGTGCGCGAGCAAGAAAATACAAACGTGGTAGAGCCGACATATCCGTGTACTCAGTGCGGTGCGTGCTGCAAAGTCATGCACACAGTAGAAACTACGCTGCCATACGACGAAACAGGGCGGTGTGCCTACCTTGTTGACGCAGAATCGCCGGATGGTCGGCCAATCTACCTCTGTTCCGTGTATGAGACCCGCGCAGAAGTGGATTGTCCAACTCTAAACAGCATGAAACCCGTAGATGTGCCGTGGTTTGACTTCTATGCCTTCATGATCCGCAGTTGTGCCCTACTACAAGAGTCAATCGGCGTAGATTCGTCCTACAAACCGCAAATGACCCCTGATTTGGCGGCTATCTTGCGCTCCATGAGTGAGGAATAAGGTGCCCGGTCCCGTACGGCCCTACTTTTTGCTCTAAAACAGGCGATTTGTCCGGTCCTTCGCCATCATATAGCGCCAATCCCTGCAATCGCGGGTCACCCGTCCAGTAAAACACGATGGTTTCGTCGCCTGCCTTACCCCAAAACCGTTTCCAACCGTTCTTTGTGTAGTATTCATGGACGCCTTCGTGCGATTCGGGGATACGCTCACCCGAAATCCACTCATTCCACCCTTCAGGCGGCTTCACATTCCCGTTTTCGTCCTTCTCAGGCTCCGGTTCGTCGTCTTGGGGCTCCACTGCAGCCTTTTTCTTTACCTTTTTGGGTTCTGGTTTATTCACTAACTGGTCTGTAATGACCGACCGTGGGCTCGCAGCCCCGGCTTCCATGACCTGCAGGCCCCGAATCACTGCAATCCGCAGTACCAGGCTCCGATCTACCTCTACGCCAAACTCTCTGGCAGCTTCGCTGTGACTCACTGTATCAATCAGCGCATCAATCCGTGATAGTTCCCTTGGTTCCAGGGTAATCCCTACACGCGAACGCCGTGGTTTCGATGGAGCCTTGGTCGTTGTCTTCTTGGTTGTCTTTTTTGTTGCAGCCATTCTGCCCTCCTGTGTTCCAGGTAACCATACCATACCAACGTGGCAAGGTGTTTTGAAAATATTTTTGGAAAAGGAAAGGTCCCCCCGGCAAGGGACCCCCTTGGCGGCTTGGCGGGGTGTAGGGGGGGTGGTCTGACGGCTCGACGTCTTGCCCTCACACGGTCACGCGTAGCCTTCTCACCGTTACGCGTGGCGGGTTTCGTTGTTCTGGTAGGGCTACCTCTCGCGGCGGTGGGTCGATTGATTCGCGGCGGTAGTTCAGTCGGCACTGAACAAACGTTCGGCACTATACATACGCGACGTGGGCGCGGGTACGGCTGCGCGCGCGGGCTTGAGGTAGAGCGAAGCATCTAAGTTAGTGTTTACGCTCTACGGAACTGTAGGCCTTTCCCCGGCTTGCGTGGTTCGGTCCTAACGGGGTTTACCTGACTGCGAACGCGCCCTGTTAGGCCGCTATTCTCATCAGGTGAAAAGCTACCAGGCGACATAAAAAAACCCGCCACGGCTCAACCGTGACGGGCTTGTGATGGTGCGGTGTTCGCTATCGTGGGCGGTTCAAATACTCCCACGTATCGCAGACAAGGTGACCCAATAGGACCATGCAGCCAACGTGACAGAGGACCACGAACCCGAAAAACGCGTCTGCAGGCTCTATCATGCGATACCTCCAGACCATGCCTCGACCATGCGACCCGCTACCGCTTCCACGGCTGCGACGCGTGCCACGGGTAGCTTCGACTCATGCAGCCTGGTAACAGCGTTGACCACGTCGGCCACGGTTTCCCCCGGCTCTGCGCTATGGGTGTGCAGGAGCATTTGAACCAGTGCATCCCGTTCAACCTCGGACGCTTTGACAAGCGCCTTGCCCTCGGTGGTCTTGGCGACCATGGCGGCGATTGCGTCCGCCACGTCAACCCCTCCGAATACGTCCACAGCGGCAGTGTCCGCCATGACTTCCCAACGGTTAGAGAACCCGGCCCACACTGGCTGAAGGTTTTCCCACGACTCGCGGATAGCTTCGCGGATTTTGTCGGCCACCTCTTGACGGCTACCTCGGTGGCGCTGGTTGAACGGGTCAATATCTGCCGACATCAGAATACCGTTCATACACTCAACACGAACAGCGAACCCGCCACCTCTCGATGGCTTGTTCGCAGCGTCTCCCGTGCTGCCTTTAAACCCGACTTTCCAGAACTCGCCAACGGTGGGCGGTTGGTCCCGCATGCTGGCAACCTCGTAGTGCAAAACGGTATCCGTCGCATTGTACGCAAGTTCGGCCGTCGCATCGGGGCCGATGGTATCGGCTAACATCTGGACAGTCTGGTCAATATCGACCGCTGCGTACTGCTCCGAGACTACAGCGAACACGGAGCGGTAATAGCCATCAGGGGCTATACGGGTACGCAATATGCGGGACGGTCCAGCCATAATACGCGGGGCTCGACTGTTCCATAGCTTTACAACCTCATCAGGAGTACACGATTGCAGAAAACTCATGGGAGGTAGGATAGGGCTGGTACCTTTAGCCGTGCTCCGTCCATAGTTGGACAGAAAAGCACGCATTCCAACGGGCTCCAGGCGCATCGCGTCTCTGGTCTGCCAGTCTGGATGATGCAGGACTAATACCCCGCCGTCGTTCTCGAGACGTAGTTTGTGCGGTTCATCTACGGTCAGGTCTTCGCGGCGTTCTGCCTTGACCTTGGACCGTATCTCTGCAGCGGCATCGGTCAACCGTGGAAGGTTGGCCAGGTCGCGGCGTTCACGGTTCCACTTTGCCACGGCTCCCGCTCCCATCTGCGTCCCTGCGACCTGCCATAACCGTGGACCCGTTAGGCCCATTTTCTCCCATTGTGCGGTGTCGGCTTCTGCATCGGCGGTCTGCTCTGCTCGGGTACGGGTGTCGACTATCACCGGGCTACGGTCGACTGTCACCGGGTTACGCTGTCCGACCGTAACCGATGGTGTGACCGTCACCGGGTCGCTCGTCTGCACTTCTTCGGTGGGGTCGTCGTCGGTATCTTCCTCGAGCGTCAAGCTATTATCGCAAACGAAACTGCCGCGACTTGTCACTTGGGACGGTTTGGTGGGGTCGTCGTCGGTTGGTCCGACGTTGACTGTTCGCCAGTTAGCTGGATATTCGGGCTCGGGCTCGGGCTCTGGCTTTGGCTCGTCTTCGTCGACGGGTACCATTCGATATTCTGACTCTGGACCACCTAACTTCATCCAGGCTCGGCCCACTTGCTCAAAGTCGCCCGTCGCGAGTATTCCGTGCTTATCGACTAAGTTAAATTGCTTTTTTGCTTCCATTGTCTTTCCCTCTTGCGGGTTATTGGTTGATTGGTTGGTTGGTTGTGGGTTGGTCGGGCTCATGCCACACCTCCCGCGATGGCTTCCTGGCGCGTTGTCTCGGATGCTGCGGCGACTGCAGCGATACATGCAAAATGTACCGCTTCCTCGAAGCATCCGAGGCAAATAGCCTCACCGTCGAACGTGTAGACGTCGCCGTCCATTTCTTCGCCGCAAACGCAGCGTGTGGTTTCGTTCTCATCGAATCTATCGAACATATCAGACTTCCTATTGTTGGTTTTAACCGTACAGAATGCACGGCCTCCCAAGCGTATCAGAACATATACCAGGGTGTCAAGGGGTAAAGGTTGGAAAGTTATTTTTTTTCCGCGCTCGACTCACAGCCAGTCGAGGCCATGTCCGAGAAAAATAGACCCCCCGTTGTATTGGGTAGCAGGAGGCAAAAATGAAAACCAGAAAACGGTTCTACGCATTCAACACCATCACGCATGAACTCGCGAAAAGGAACGACGCCAAAATCGGTAAAGTCAGACGAACATGGGCCAGCCTTTCAACGCTGTTCGACTGGATTGATAGTCAAGTCGACGACTACGCTTGGCTTGGCATGGACAGCACGGGCAGGTTCTACGGGTCCGAGGATTGCGACGGGTGGGAGCCGCACTACGACTAACCGGCGCCACCTTATAATCTCGCGCGCGTGTGTGCGCGTGTACGCGTGTGCGTGTGCGCACGTGTGCGCGTGCCCGTGCGTGCGTGCGTGCGTGCGTGTGCGTACGTGCGCGCGTCCGGCCGGCCGGCAGGTTGAGCGGCCGTGAGCGGGAATGAAAGGGGCCCCATGTGCGGACCCTACCAAGTGAAAGCTAACCGTAACTTCCAGAGAGTAAGACAATCAGAGAACAACCACTGAACATAAGTTCAGCTAAGTTATAAGCCACGTAGGATTGACAGATTGTCACGGCGGATTGACGGATTGACAAAATGTCACAGGTTTACGGATACATGCCATGTATCTTTTCATAACGCTTGTTATTTTATTATACTTGCCATGTATAAGTTCAGACCGTTACACCTTTGGTACACCTTTGTTACACCCAAAGTGTAACATAACTATGTAGGTTTAACCTCACTTATTTAAAAGTGTTACACCTGTTACACCTATTTTCATTTGGACATAGAAGTCTGGAAGTTACGCACAGCTTCGATACAAAACATCAAGAAACGAAGCTGTTCACAGGTTCTATGTATACCCTGTACCCCTCAAGGTGTAACACTCGGAGGTATAGCAGGTTTAACCTGGCATATGGTGGGACACCCAGGGTGTAACAGGGTGTAACAGGGTGTCGGCAAATGACCCAAAAACCCAACGATAACAGGTACTTACGCTGGTACACCCAAGGTGTAACACCCTAACTCTTGACGAGACAAGACTTATACATGCCATGTATCCGAGAACATACCGCGCGGTACTGCTCGGAACGTCAACGAAAACGAACAGCAGCAAAAGAAAATCAAAAAAAGTTCTGTAATAATAACAACCACTTACGGCTTTTCTTCAAACTTTCTCACCATACCACCTTGACATGGTTCTACAATGAGAGCATATTGTTTGGGAGGGTTGGTTGAAAACCTACCCACCAACAGACCTACCAGAAAAGGAAGCACCATGACCGCTAACAAAATGACCATGTTCAAAAAGTACAAGCGCGTACTGAACCGTTTTTCTCAGTACACTTTCTATCTCAACGTAACGCCCGACGGGTACTTACTCATTCGACCTAACCCTAACGACCCTGACGTCCCATTCATACAGCGTATCAGTGCTGTACAGACTCAAGCCCTACTCGATAACTCGGAGCCAGCATGATTAGAGGAACCGCATACTTTCCTACTCTTAGCGCAGCAGTCTCATACTACAGGCCGTACGGCTACAGTAATACGCTGAAGACAGTCAAGCGCAAGATTCAAGAGGGCGCCATTCACATTGGCAAGCCTACCACCAAACCCAACGAACGGGCATACCTCGTCAATGAGAAGCCCGGTCAACGTTACTACGTCGAAACCTTGGAGCAGTCATGCACCGCATCAAGTTAGAAAACCTCGAAAACGTTGTCGACCGTATCAATGCGGCCGGTGTCGGAACCTATATGCTCGACCATACAAGCGGCGGAGTTTGCCTATCCATGCTGAACGAAACCGGCGGAAGGCGTGCCATCACGCCAATCGGAACCAAGACCGAAACATACTACCGCATGCATGCCTTTCTGGATGGCGTTGAGGCTGCGCAACACGGAGAGCCATCATGGTAATGAGCGCCACAGCCTGAACCTTTCCTATCAATACTAACTCTACTATTGCAAGTCATTGTGCGTGCAGGGTGACATACGGGCGACCCGGTTGAGACAGGCAACCGGTGAGAACGTAGCAAAGTAGAACTAACAAACCAACTACAGGAGACTGTGCGCATCCACTAAATCTACCAAACCTATGAGGAAGACATGACCTACGATAACGAATACGAAGATACCGCTGATGAGCCTACCGTGACTGAGCCGGTGAAGCCTAAGCAAAAGTACATGGGCCACCTACCCCTTGAGATTGCTAAAGCTATGAAGCCTATCATCATGGGCAAGCATGCGAGCAGTCAGCCGGGGCTTACACAGATTTACTGCGAAGCCATCGACGACGAACGCAAAGATAAGCACAGCGAGTTAGGGCGAGCCCGATACATAGCTACCAATGGTTCGGTTATGCTGACCATTGAAACCAACATAGCCGCACCTACTGAGCCGGTGGTGTTTACTACTACGCCTAACCCTGAGAAGTACGTGGGCGGTGAAAGCGACGTCAGTGTTGTGATTGCGTCCAAGGGTCACGTAGCTGTCAGTGGGGAGGATGCCGCGAGTTCATGCAACCAGTTCCCTGACGTTAGTGTGCTCCGGTTGGACAATGACGGGAAGGTAACTCGGGCAGGGTTTAACTCCGGTTATCTTTACATGCTCCAAGGTATCAATACGGCGCTCAAGTTGGGTCGCGACCGTACCTGGTCGGTACGGTTTACCGGTAACGATTGTGATCCTACCGTATGGGAACCAGATGACAGATATTCTGATAACGGCCACGTTCGCAGCGATCTCGATTCTATAACGTCAGTACAGTTTTTAATCATGCCGGTTCGGTTGGACTAATCGGTGAGTGGGGAAGCAGACTGGTTGCCTGCTCTACCAAAGCAACCACCATCTACCATTAACAAAACAAGGGAGCCTATCATGTCTACTGTCACACCAAACGGAATCGTACTCGCACACGATGACCACGGCCTTGACGCTACACACCTAACCTTCATTGACCAAGCACTTGCAGAGTGGGACGGTTCGTTTCTGCTAAAGGTGCTGGAGTTACCGGATGAATGTCCGAGTCTCCCGTGCTCTCTGTACGGTCCATCGGTGGGTGATGAGCCGGTAACAGAGGACCAGGTAACGTATGAGAAACGGAACAACCGACCGGGACCATCGCGCCTGATTGACGCGCCATCACGTCCAGCCCGCAACATGGTTGTGTGTGGCATGCGCGTGGATGATGGCACCCTAATGCTATTCACAGCGTACGGTACGCAAGCCGATGCACCATCACCGCGTGAGTGGTGGGATTCCGGTATGAAGCCACACGAAGCTATTGAGGCTGCGACATTCTGGAGTCAACACGCACTAACCAAGGGAGGTGAGTGATGAGAAAGTGTGGAAAGTGTGACGGCTGCGTGATGCCCGTATCATTCGAGGTAAACAATTCAGCACTTGGTTTACTGGAGGAATGGATTGATGGTTCCAGAAAACTAACCGATGAAAACTTGGGCAAGGTGCTTCGACTGGTAGAGCGCCGTCGATATGAAACTAAAGTCTTGGAAGATGCGTACATGAAGGGTGAGTGCTTGTTTCCTGACATGCAACCACAACAGGTTGACTTGGCTATGCGTATTCGCATGAATGAGTTGGCCGCATTTGCCAGAGGTGAGTAATGAATGTCCACGTACTATTCCTAAGCAGTTTGTTAGATGGATCGGTGATGCCATGGATCTACTACGACAATCGTGAAGCAGCAGAAGCGCATCGGGACCATATCAACAAAGCGATTGCAAAGAATAATCCTATGCAAGCAGGAGAAGCGTTTGTCCGCATGGTTCGGCTTCAATCTACCTTTGGAGAAAAGTAATGTCAGCGAATAAGTACCTATATCTATACGTCCTGCAAGGAAACTATGGCTACGGCCACGGTTTTGAAGACCTGAGCGCAAGCGAATCTTGGCGCGAAGTCCGCGACGAACTCAAGGCGTACAACGAAAACGAGGGTGGTTGGTACCGAATCATCGAACGACGAGAGCCAAACCCCAACTATGGAGGTGAGTGATGCCTATTGATACCTACCAAGTAACCATTGAAGATAGGGTTGATGCAACCAGCTACAAGGATGCTTTAGCTAAAACCCTACAACGTATCAAGACCGAGGAAACTGTAGCGTCAGTGGAGTTCATGCCGACAGGTCAGGTCCGGCACTATGAGATTCAATCCGGCGAGCGCCTGGACGAAGGGGATGAGTGATGAGCAACCAAGCAGCACCATTAAGAGAACCAACACTGGTCAACATTATCGCTGACTGTATCTACAAATATGCCAGCCAAAGTAAGTTATCTTGTTTCCGACAAGTGCAGGAGACTGAGAGTAAGGTACTTTGCTACAACTACTATACAGAAACACCTGTAAACACGGAAAAAGACAACCACAAAAAACACTATGCTCATCCCGGCAGGTCACCTAACTGCTCACATTGGATAAAGCCGGGTGACTATATCCAATGTGAGTTACCGCCTATGGATAGTGAGTTGTTTGGTGGCACACTACCAACGTCGGCTAAAGCTGCGACAGTTATTCTGTTCGATGAAACGGATCAGCCCGAACATGTGCCTGATTGTCTTGCCTGCGAGTGCGAGTCTGCCGCTATGTCTTTGACCCGATGCTTAAATCTGTGGGTGTCTGGTTACATAGCAAACAGACCAGAAGATAACGTCCAGTCATTTGTGTCAGGATACTTAGAGTTAGACGACGTGTTTTGTAACTACTCAGTGGACACAGACGAACAGGATATGCTTGAAGGATGGATGAGCGCTTGGTGGGAGTGGGGCTGTAACATTTTCTCCAACCCCACTGGCCTTTACGAAGATACTACGGCGTTCGATAAGTGGACTAAAGTTATCTGGATGAAATGGTACGATGCTGTTTTGTTCCATCATCTTGAACAGCACAAAGAAACACTAATCTCACAGGACATGTGGCAACCAGTGATGGAACGGATGATGCGTCAAGCGTCTAAAACTCAGTCAGAATATCTTGAGTGGCAGCGTACTTTCTTTGACGAGTCCAATGACCGTGAGGAAATAACCATCCAAGCTGACATCTTACTCTGTGCATTGAAAGTCCTACCGATTGAAGTGCCGGAATGTGTGATGAGACATCTAACCTCGATTGTCGATGGTGTACCCGAGTCTTTGATTCGGCTAACCAAGTAACAGTTACGGGGCCTGGATTACTCATCCACTTGAGAACTATTTTCAAATAAAGGGTTGACAGCCTATACCAACGTGTTATACCCTATACTGGATGATGAATCATCCATCTACCAAACCAACAAGGGAGCAAGGCCATGAGCCAAAAACATATAGTCAATCAGCAGGCATTGAGAAAACAAATCAATGCGCTGCTCAAGTTAGCCGGATGGAACCCGCGAAAGCATCATGTCGAGTTTGCTTTCGGAACACTCAGCGGCAAACAATACACAAGTAACAATCGACCGGGTGACTTGGGTTGGGACGGTCGGAGTGGATTCGGTCGAGACTTTCCACTGGTCGATGGTGACACACTAAACGTCACGATTGCGTGGAAGCCGAGCATGTATGAGTCTGCCGAGTTCGACGCACACGGAGGCGATTGCTGGATGAGTGAACCAACATTCAACATTGTAGCCGGTCAAGTTATCGTGGGAGGTGAGTGATGAGCCAAGACAACAATACGCTTGAGAACCTACCAGTGGATGCAGTGCTCGCGCTGTCCAAGCTGGCCGACAAGGGCACCAAAGAGTGCAAGTCCGCACGCAAGTACATTCAGCCGGGGCGCACGTACAAGGGAAGTTTACTGATTGACCTACACTATGAGTTGCACGCTACGCCACCAGGCAAGGATGCAGCCATTCCATTGAACGCATGGGCTATCCTGGCAGCAGTGCTCGACACACCGGACGGTGTAGAGATTGTGCAGGATGCAGCAGAGCGGGCGCACCATTATCGTGAGAGCCTTGACCACGTGAAGCGTGTAGCCAAAGATGCAGCACAAGAAACGTGGGTGTTCACACGACCCGGCAGTATGCGTATCACAGTTAAGAATGACTTGCGCGAAGCTGTGTCAGAGCAACACACCAAAGCTGGAGGTGAGTGATGGAAAACAACGCAGAGAACAGAGCGTATATCGCACGCATGACCATAGATAGTATGACGTATCAAGAACTACAAAAGGCTCTACACCAAGAGTTGTGCATACGATACGTCAAAGAAACCGGCTTATTCGATTCCGTAGTTCAAACGTTCAAAGACATGGACATGCTTGGAGAAGGTGAGCAAGCCATCTGTGTACACTGCGACGAGTCGCACGACATTGATGCTGACCATGAATGCAAGGGAGGTGAGTGATGACCTACATCTACCAAGTGATTCGAGAATGGTCACAAGACAATGGCACACAGTACAATGTGCTTGGAACATACAGCACGATTGGCGATGCCGAAGATGCTGCGAACGAAGCAGAAAAGCACGGCGGCAGCGACGAAGACCGTGGGTACATAGGCATAATGATGCATGAGTTGAACCCTGAACGTGTCAGCGTAATGAACGACACCGGCTACCCGGCGGAGAGGTGAGTGATGAAATATAGCTACCACAACAGATACGCATACGCTCGATGGAAGCACGAACAGCGTGAAGATGCTCGCCATGAACGATGGAAGGAAAACAATCCAGAGTGCGACAAGTGCGGAGAGCGTGAGCATGTAGACAAGATGACTGACATCTATGGTGAAGACTGGTGTACTCATTGTGTCAGCGAGCATGCGTTCGAGTGTGACGTGTGCGGCGAGACACACTCTGACGAGTACCTGACCGACGTAGACTTAACGATGGGTGAGTACGTATGCGACGAGTGCGACGAGAAGTGTGCGGCCGACAAGACGCGCCATCATGCTCCGGTAGAGATCCCGATCGGTCACATGGAATACGTACTGTGGACTATGGAGAACGCTGCAAAAGACGAGCCCTATGAATGTGGTAAACCTGGCAACGCAAAGAAATGGTTGAAGGAAAGCATTGACCGGCTCAAACAATCAATGCCTGATGCAGACCATGAGGCAACCAACGATGCGATGGATGCTCTGTCAGAATCAATGAACCCCGTAGGAGGTGAGTGATGTGGAGTAACAATCTAATACAGTTTGCTCGCCTGATAAGTGAGATTCAGGCAACGCAAGATAACCTTAACATCGATGCGCTATGCGCTTCTATGGATCTAACACCTTTAGATATATCTGAGTTATTTGATCGCGCTGTTGACGTTTGGCATGACGCACCGGCAAATAACGACCAAGCAATATGCTTAGACCTAATACAGTTTGCACGTTTGCTATGCGAGATCGCTGCAACACAAGAGAACTTTGATTCTGAACCTATTGTAGAGTCAATGAACATCGATCCTACAGAGTTGAATGAACTATTCGACCGAGCCCATGAGGTTTGGGAAAACGCAAAACTGCCAGATCGAATGTTTGGAGGTGAGTGATGCCAAGTGCAGTAGTCATACGATACAGGTATCCATACAGTCGCCGTGTAAACGTGGTGCTAAACTGGAAGTTTGGCATGCGTGCCGAGGACGACCCCGACAGGTACTATGACATGTTCTGCTTCCACACCGGCAGGCTCCTGAACCCCGGTGATCCTTGGCACGACAACGGTGATGGTGTCCCTTCCAAAGAGGACGTAGCGGTCCTGTTGGAAGGTGAGTGATGAAACTGTACGCACTAAGTTTTGACGTTAACGGTGGAGATAAAGACTTTGCGCACATGCTATGTGAGGTTTTTGGATCGAAGCGGGAAGCGCTGGCCAGATACCGGGAACTGTCTCCCCAGACCCACGTGGATACAATGGGAGCCTACACTGATTGGGAGGTCGATCACTATGTCTATAAATGGGAACACTTCACGCTTACAAAGATTGACGTACCAACGGACAAAAAAGGGCTGGCCGATTGGTTAACCAAGGCGACCATACAGTATCCATTAGGCGAAACGATCCCGCTCCCGCACCGTAAAAAGTTGAAACAAAATCAAATACTCTCCGGAGGTGATTGATGATTGTCTATGTACTGGACGACGGGGAGACGTGGACCCTGAGTGAGCCCACGGCGGTAGCGATCACGGACGAGCAACTAACGCGCCTGGAAGGTGGGGAGAAGTTCTACCACGTCGTGCCCGATTGGGACCAAGAAACAAAACATCTGTGTAACTGTATCAAGTGTACAGAGAAACGATTCAACGCACGAAGAAAGGGAGGCGAAGGATGAGTAACTGGCAGAAAGTAATACCGTTCATTCCGATTGAGCCCGGTGTCCCGGTCATTCCGGTAGTCGCCGGATGCGGAGACAAGTCGGTGATCGCCTTGGGGTCAGGTCGTGGTGGCTACACCATCACAGTAATGACACCCAAAGATGGTCCGATGACAACCAAGGGAACTAACTGGCGAGTAGATTTAGATAACCCGCTTGGGTTTATGTACGCGCTCATGTGGTTGTACGGAGAGTGCTCAAGTGATTGTTATTGGAAGCCGTTGTTTGATGGGCGCGTTGACGTAATGTGCGGAGACTACAACGACAAAGACATTTCAAAACTGGCTCGCGCCATGCGTAAGGCCGCAAAAAACATGGAGGCAAAATGAGTGTTGAGAACTTTGTATACATACCAGGGCAAGACATTGGCGCAAGAAAGCTGGAAGACGGTACAGTCCAAGAGGTTCACGGGTACACTGCGCTTGGAGAAGACAGCGCTGAAGTAGTGAAGTACGTAGTGTTACCCGAAGACATGGGCAGTCACAAGGTCGACATTGTTTATCGCTTGAAGCAGACGTGTCCGATCGAAGATTGTGGTCAAGAGCATGACGCAGCAATACTTGATTGGGCCGATCCAAAGACGGGCAAAATGATGGTGCTGATTGAATGCCCGAACTACGGGTTCCTATGGTGCATGCTGTGATACTCACAAGCTATGTAGCTGGACCGTACTTTCCCCGATACTACACCCACTGCTCCGATTGCGGAAAACGTCTTGGACCGTACGTTAACAAACATAACGTTAAGACAAGGTGCTTCGATTGTGAGGGTGACAAACTAATGCGTGAAGCCAAAGAGATAATCCGATGAGTGTTATTGATACATTGAAGCAAGACATTGAAACTGTAGAGCGTGAGTTAGAGTCCGTACTGTCTCTGATCGCACAGTCAATAGATAAACTACACGAAGTATCCGGCCGATTGGACGGCGGGATGCGTGAGTTGGTTAGTGACGTAAACCTTGCAGGTATGGAAGAAATACGCGAAATCATCAATGAAATGCCTGAGTCTGTACGGAAGGAACCAAGGAACAGTCCGTACTTTGACCGACTTGACAAGATACTTAGCAGCTTGGCTGACTAAGTTCGCCGAGGGGTGGTAGCCTTGGTGGGGCTACCTTTGTTGCGTTTGCTTCCTATGGCGTAACGAAGGTAGCCTATTTCTCTTTCTTCATTTTATAGCTGGCGCCACCCATACCGTAGCTTTCACCACCCATAGCTTCGTCATGGTCCTTCGCCATGACTTTAAGTTTATCAGCTTGGCCCTTGTGCATCTTCGATGCCTTCTCAAGCTGCTTAGAAATCTCCATGATCTCCGATGCCATGTCCTTCATTTGCTTCAGCTTGGCATCAATGTCCATGTCATCCATGGGAGGATCAGCGTCACCTTCGTCCGGTTCGTCGTAGGTGTCATCCGTAGTCATGGGCTCGCTGGCATAGGCTTCATCCTCATCGTCTGGACAACTATGCACCATTTTCTTTTTGGCTTTGAGATAACCAGGACCAGAGAAGTCAGGCATCATAGCTTCCTTCCTTTTGATAACCAAGATAGCTTTAGGTCCAGCGTGCATGATAACTCCAGAGTTTGATTAAGCCTATCATGATTAGTGGCTACGTGTCATTCTTTGGTCTGTGAAGTAGCCACAATACGTGCAAGGCGCTCGTCAAAGTCAATGTCGACTGCAACCGCAGTAGCTTGCCCGCCTTCCTGTTGGTTTGGTGAGATACCGCAACGATCCAATATCTCGGATGCTGCCTTGACCCGATCACGTGGGTTGACTGCATCATCACCGACAATAGACACCAAAGCATTCAGAGCGTCTTCTGCTGCGTCTTCAAGTTCTTGGCCGAGGATCGCCTGCCTTCGCGCCTTACCAGCCTCTACAGCGGCACGAACATCAGGTTCATTCGACCAGCACCAGACTGTAGTGGTACGCAGTTGTAGTCTACGAGCCACACTCTGTACGGTGTAACCAGACTCAAGTAACCGAATGGCTACAGCTTTAGTCTCGTCATCCTCTGCGTACTTGCTTTGCTCCGCGAGCATAGCCACAACTTCGTTTTCTCCTGGCGCAGTTACGACTCGCGGGAGTACCTGCAACGGTTGATTCGCAGGGGATACATTGGTGTCATCGTCTACCGGAGGTAGTGTTATCTCATCATCAGACATAGAATCCTCGTAAGTAACATACCACGTAGTCAAGTGTTATGCTTTCCCTTCGAGTTAAATGTACGTTTTTGTGGGGTAAGTAAGTTGACAAGGTGGTATAAGTTGAGTATGGTAGTAAGACTCAAAAAGTTGTATGATGCAATAGGAGAGATTGCGAGAATGGAATCAGCAGAACCACTGGATAGAATGCTTTGTTTGTTTCAAGCCTGCCGTGATGCAGTCGAGTACGAAAAGAAACTATCGAACTGGCTGGACACAGAGGCAAAGATCAGCGTTGTGTATGAGACTGCTGATCTGGCAACAGCCAAACTAACCATCGACAACCGGGAAGTATGCCGACTTACAGCCGATGATCCTGTGAGTTCATTAGATGAGTTGATGTGTTGGGTATGGGCTACCATGGTTCTTGGTGACTACACAAACATGAAGACACCAACCATCGAAGCCTAATCAGCTTCCCCCAAAGCGATGTTCGCTGCGTGCCTACGGATGCAGTAGCATCGTGCTTGTACACCACCCAACCTTACGGGTCGTGTGCGACTGGTACTGTTCTCCAATCGCATAAGCCAACCACGCTCATCCCAACGCTCCAGTACCTCGCCTGGATGGTGACCTACCGACGCCAAGAACTTGCGTAACTCCACAGAACTTATGGCGATGTATTCCCAACTCGGTTCGCTTGCCCATGCACCCAACCATCCGGCAGGGGGAATGAGGGCGGCGCCGTTGCTCAGTTTGTCGTTGCGGCCCCAAAAGCGCGCCTTGTGTGTGGCGCACCATGTCAGTGTGTCTTGGAGCGCGACCAGTGGTCTGTCTGCTTCCACGCCTGCTTGGATGGCCGCGTCAACAAGATAACCGAAGGGGTCGCATTCTGCTTGGGGTACACCCAGTTGGTGAATGATCGCCGCCGATACTTCAAGCGCTGCGATATGCGATGACATTCTCCGAGTAACCGCAGTCGTAGCCATGCTTGCGTAACGGTTCCTGGCGTCATTGAACACGGCACGAATCGCATCGTGGTGCTTGTGGTTGCCAACCAAGTAACGAACGATTGCGCGACCAAGGTGACCGTAGTTCTCCGCGAGGATCGCCTGTAGTTCTTCACTGGTTTGTCCTCCATGTCGAGGATTGTTTCCAAGCGGTTTGCCCTTGAGTGAGATCACACGGGCGCGGGTTCCTGCGTCTTCACTGAATGATGTAGCAGAACCTTCACCACTACTAATCATAACAGACTGCCAGCTATCAGTGGCGCGTGTACCATCTACAGAACCACGACCACGACCTTGACCCTGACAGAAATCATAGATGACATCACGGACAATGCTCGGGCTCTTAGCGCGCTTGGTTTCGTCGAGGATGACTGGTAGGTTGTTGAGGAAACCGCAGGTACGTTCAATCCATACCTTTGTTGAATCCCATGAGTACATAGCAGTTGGGTAAGACTCAGCAGGTCGACCCCATACGGATGCAGCAAACTTGAGCGCCGTAGTCTTACCACCACTTGTCTCACCACTGAAGTCCACGACGAAACCAGAGATACGTAGAATCTTGAGTAATGGTGCAGCCGCCGAAGCGTACAGTGCGATCATCATTAGGGGGCTGTCGGTTACTAACTCCACACCAGTAAGCCAAGTTGCGTGCTCACCCTTGGGTTGCCATCCACCAGACAGTCTCTCGAATCCGGTGGGTGCAGTGAGCGCGTAGTCTGCCTTCTCTTTTTCTGCCTCGCTGGTTGCATAGTACCCGTCTGAAAGCAGGAAACCACCATTCGGTAACCAGCCCATACGGTTCGCAGACTTGATTGAAGGGAACCGGTGTTGGTTCTCAGCTTCAAAGTCAGCAAGGTAAGTCACGATTTGCGCCGCAATAGTAGAGTTAATCGGTGCTTCAATACTGGAAAGTTGTACGATTCTTCCGGTGTCCATAATGGTGCGTCGGTCAAGAGTACGACTGCACCAACCACTCGGACCCCGCCACACCACCTGTCGCTTCGCTTCTCCACTGTGTACGTCTTCGGTGCGGCCCACGATAAAGATGGGAGCAGAAGCAATCCTCACGTTATCTACGGTGCCATCGAGATTGATACCCATCTTCGACACGCCGGCAGGAGAAATGGAGTAGCCACGGGGCACCTGCAAGTCTTGGAGTGTCGAGTGCGGAACGACCGATGGTGGCGGCGCTCCACCATCCAACACGTCTGCCAAGCTACGTGAAGGTGTATTGTCAACGGGAGTTACAGATTCTGCGTCACGCCTTGCTTGCTGCTCCGCTAAACGCTGTACTGCTTTGCGTAAGCTACGTGCTCTGCTCACCTGTCCAGGTATAGATTCGAGTACCGAAAGCAATCCAGATACGGTGTCTGTATTGAACCGCCAACCATCTGCAAGGGCAGACATGGATTCGGGTTTGTGTATGTCAGCCCAAGCGTCTGTTTTCTCGTCAGGGTCTTTCTTTTTTGCAGCGTCAATCGCTCTCTGTAGAAGTTGGAAAGCGTTTGGTTCAGTGTCAGTGTGCTCTACATCAGCAGTGGTCATCCGTTCAGGTCCTTAGTATTCAGGGTGTCAAGTAGGGAGAGTAAAACGCCGCCCGTGTAAACACGGACGACGAAGTGTTCCCTGAGCCCACTCCCTTGTTTCCAAGGCCCGGTTGCGCTACCGGCAGGCACTCCAACTGTATCGGGTCGAGTGTAGTTGTGTCAAGGAGGTATATTCGTATTGAGTTTCGCACAGGTTATACTATCTCAGACTCGTCATTTGATTGAAACGTTTTGGAGGCAACATGGCAGAGACAAAGAAAGCAAAGAAGCCCGCAGCGAAAAAAGCCGTAGCCAAGAAAAAGGCGCCCGCAAAGAAAGCTGCACCGAAGAAAGCTGCACCTAAAAAGGCTGCACCCAAGAAAGCGCCAGCGAAAAAAGCACCGGCCAAAGCACCATCTTTTGACTTGAATGTCATTAGAACTTCAAAGCCCATGACGTTTAGGTTCGCTACGAAAGAACAACTCGACGAAGCAGTGAGGCTGATTAAGCGTCGTACGTTTGATTTAGATGTTCGCATGCGTGGATCTCGTAGAGGATTGCCACCAATCATCTTCCACACACTCGATGGTGACATTCGGTGCGTAAGTATTAGACTCGCTGAGTAGTTGATATGTCGTATCCAGAAACAAAGATGGTTCGTCAAACACTGACGGGTTCAGACAGTGGCGCAAGTATCAAAGTCAACAGCACAAGTACTGGTGTGGAGATTCATACGCATGATGCTTCGTTCAATCAGTCGTTGTTTGATGAACTACATTTGTGGGCTTACAACTCGGACAGTAGTGCTCGAACACTCACATTACAGTGGGGCGGCACTACCAGTCCAGACAACCTGATCGTCATTTCAATCGCTGCTGGCAGCTTCCTGAAAGTAGTCGACGGTATTCATATCTCAGGCAACCTGGACGTGAAGGCGGTAGCAAGTGCAGCAAATGTAGTCATGATCTATGGATACGCTTTGTCTTATGTGAAAGAGCATCCAAACAAAGAGAGTGACTACGCGAGTGATGAATCCGTTTACTACAATGGATACACACAAAGATGAACCCGGTCGCACTCCCCAGTGCAACCGGGCTCCCTGCTTTAGTTCATTGGAAGGACATTGTCCTTCTTAATCACTCGATACTTACCTCCTTTGGTGACTGTCACCTGATTAGCCTTTAATCCTTGTCTGATTATATCAGCGGCAGTCTCAGAGGTCATGCGTTGAACTTGCGTGGTTTCGAATCCCATACCTTCAAGTATTTGAGCCGACCGAACTGAAACTCCAGACTCGGTTGACGGTGTTTCTTCCTTTACCTCCAACTCAGTTACCTCTGCTGAACCAAACAAATCGTCTGCGTTGATGATAGTCCAGCCGCGAGGTTTCTTGCGTGCGTGCTTCGTCGTAGTCGCGATAATGACTTGACCGGGGAAGTCAGCAAAGCTGTCCATGACGTTGCGTAGCGTGTTGCTATCCCAGGCACGATCAGCGGGGATGATGATGCGGGGCGACTTGTTTGTGTCAATCGAAGCCATGGCAATCGCAGATACTACTGCAATAGACTCCGCACCTGATAATGCTGAATGAAGTTTATCGCCTCGACGTAGTCCCATGCGAAACACTTCACGACTACCATCCTTCAGGTCGATACCAAAGATCCAACCGTCAGGTAGGTACGTTGTGACAAGGTCAGAGAACAAAGGCGCTTGGTGTGCAAGCAACTCACCTACAGCTTTCTCGCACTCAGACTTGAGTACCTTGTATGTGTCAATCTGCAAAGACATAGCGCGTACTGTGTCTTGCATTCGAGATAGATCGTTCCACCTGTTTTGATCGGACGATAGCTTTACGATGTTTTGCTGGCAACGCTCAAGCTGTTGCTTTGCCTCTTCCAAGCTGATCACTTCGTTGCCTGGTTCGTCGTCTCTACCTCTGCCTCGAAGTGATGCAATCTGATTGAGTTCGACTGCTCGTTGACTCAGTATCTCTGATACCTCATCAAACCTGGCCTTCAACTCGTCAGCTTGTTGTTGCACCGCCTGTGTTTCGCTTGCCCAAACATTCTGCCAGTGATCAAACAAAACGCGGTTATGTTCCAAGCCATGATTCGCGTTGCACGCAGGGCAGTTCTCTTTTTCATTTTTAACGGACCACTCAAACAAACGGCCAGAGATTTCAGCGATGCGTGCGTTATCCATAAGCACTGCATACTCTTTGTTAATACCGTTCATTTTTTCTTTGAGTTGTTGAGCAGCAACATTCGCGGTGTTGAACTGAACCTCAATCTCTTTGTTGGTAGGCAGACTGTGCGCCTTTACTGCTTCGTCGAAAACAGATTGCGCTTCAGCACAAAGACTCTCTGCTTTTGCTAAGTCCTCTTTGGTCGGACACGCAGGTAGTTCGTCGCCCACAGATTCAAGCGCAGCTTCAGCACCTTTCAGTTGTTTTGCAGAATCCCTTTGCTGTTTGCCAGCGTACTCAATGGTCGCCAACAACTTCTCCACAGCGTTCATGGTTGTGCCGTTGTCTCCACCCTTACTCAACTTGTCTGAAATATCTTTGTACTTCGCATGCAGGTTTGTAGAGATACGGGCCAATACGTCTTCGTCACTGACGCCGTCAGCAGTCCACTCAAGGAATGACTTTCGTGCGGTCTTTTCACCACCTGACAAAGCCAATCGGACCAATCGACTCGGCATTACTTTGCTGGCATCAAACGGTGTACTGTGAAATGGTTTCTTAACTCTGCTACCGCTACGCTCGACTGAGAATGTTGCTTCGTCCATTGACTCGTCAGAGAAGCTGGCAGAACTATGCAGTTTATCTTCACCGACGTTAACCATAGGCGCCAGCGTTAACAGTAGGCTAGGATCACGTACTCCGTAACGACCCACAATGTCATCAGCCGCACCTGATACAGCCAGTTCGACTGCCTGCAAGATGGCGCTCTTGCGACTTGTGTTGCTACCCAAAATAAGTGTCTTCTGGCCCAAGTCAACAGACCATTCATTACCGTCAGGACTCTTTATATTACTTGTTACGCGCTTCACATACGGAAGGCTTTTGTTTTTTGCTGCCATGATTGCTCCATTTAGTTTCTTGTCACGTTGGCATAGTAAACTACCAACGTCTTACCACGTTGTCAAGTTTGTTCTTTCAACTCAAGTTTTGCCCAGTTACGGTAATCGTCTTCGTCGGTTTCGTTAAGAGACATGATTGCCCTGAATGAATCTGTATCGGGACACCAAACGTATGCGTGTTTCTGCGCGTTGATAAATCCCTCAATAAGTTGTGCCGTAGCTTTGCCTACAGTGGGTGCTTCGTCTAATGCGTTGGCAGGTATAACGATACCGTGGAACAGCATTTCGCCGTCGAATGTTCGTGCTCTTGGAACATCACGACCCCATGCTTTCCAACCACCCAATGCCTTTGCGCGACTTTCATAGTCATCGCGGCCCGCCGTAACCAGAGCAGGCCAACCATCTTGTGACAATGACTCAGTTAGCTTGTTGCACCAATGATTGATGTCCGCATCGTCATCCATACGTTTGTGCGCCAAGAACCAGTTTGCTGTACTCATATCAAATGTCCTTCAGTGTTCTGCCCACGTCACCTTCGGCGGTCATTACGACCTCCCAACCAGGAATACTAACCGTCATACATTCTTCAAGTATGCGGCGAGCCTTCTCAATCTCAGACGGTAGTGGATTGTTCTTACGTTCTTTGGGGTGCGGAGGTTTCCACAATGGGTCGAAGCCATCAGGCAGCGGTATCTCTACTGCAATAGAGTCGTGGCATTGGTGAATCATACCTGTACCTTTGCCTGCAAACTCATGTGGAAAGGCGTCTTGTACTGCGATCTCAGCCAGCCGCATGATGCTGGACTCAGCAGCCAGGATAGGAAAGTTCACCACTTCATTCAGCTTGCCATCACCTAAAGGACCGCTGCGCCTACCCATGACTGGCTCTTCCATCCAACCCTGGTGCTTGTACATGAGCATCATACGGTCCCATGACTCGGCCCACTCAGGTTCTGATTTCATCCAAGCGTCGTGCATCATACGTACTTCTCTCAAAGTCATGCCGACGTAAGGCAGACGACCGTCTCCTGTTTCAGTGCTGGTGATTACCTGCCAAGCTGTAGCAGGGTTAGCACCATAGATAGACGCGTACCGTAATGTCTTGCACACGTCCCGCATATCTTTGGCCTCACCCCCTTCTGGTTTGTTGTACAACGAAAACCCATCGGAGCCCCAACCAGAAGCTGTCTTGAACTTATTACCGAAAGTAGCGTATGCGAGTGTGTTGTGCGGGTCTTTACCTTCACTGAAGCACTCAAGCAATAGTGGGATTTGCCAGTAACAAGCTGTGATTCTTAGGTGTGCTTGGTCCAAGTCAGCACCGATAAGTATGCGTCCTGGTTCAGCAGCAAAGATAGCCTTGAGCCTGCCTTGCCCCTTTCGACTGCCTTGGTTTTGTAAGTTGGGTCCAGAACTACTAAGCCTGCCCACACTGGTCACATGCGCGTTCCATGTCGAACGCACGCGACCGTCTTCATGGACTACGCCTTTCTTGAGATCAATGTCCCGTCGATTCAATGGAATGAGTGTAGTACCGAGGATCTTATTCTTTTCTCTACGATACAGACGCAACTCACGAATGAACTCAGTCTGCAACTCATTCAGTTTACCGCTGGCCAAGTGACCGCGAAGCACAGCATCACCTGTACCGGGTAACCCTGACTCAGTATAAAAGTCTTTGGCGTCCATCTGTGGTGGAATACTCAGACCCCACTTACCGTAGAGCAAGTCTCTGATCTGTGCAGCACTGCCGGGATTGACGTTGTCGTCAGCGTTGACGGCAGACTCGCTCAAGTCTTTGCCACCTACCTGTGTAATCAGTTCACGCAGCTTTTTGAACCGACTACGCACACTCAGTTGGTACTCTGTTTCAAGGCTGGCTCGTAGTTTCTGGTCAACCCAAATACCGTTCTTGTGCATGTTGACGCACATTTCTTGTGTTGCGTGGTCTACTTCATTCAGATTCCATGCACGACTGTCATGCCATCCAGTAGGTACAATGTCTTTTCGGATTGTACGGAACGCACCAGACTCTGTAGATGAATCAATAAGGGGTACAGTGATGCGTGCGTTGACTACGGTATCCACGATGTTGTACCGCAATAGTTCGTCATCATCCTCTGATCCTGTACTGATCTTCGTGCCCTTCTCTGTAGTCTCCCAACGTTCAACGTCGGTAAGAATCGAGCCTACTGTTTTGAGACTCTTGGGTAAGTCCGGCGCTCTGAATCGTGCGTGGAACAGCGTGTCTACTAACGGTGCAGGAGTAACGCCTAAATGGTTCTCGATGACCATGCGATCGTAGTATCCAGCGTTATGTCCCACCCACACACGACCATCTGTAAACGCGCGACGTAGAATGTCTTTGATGCGCCTCTCATCATCATGCGTATAGAAACGTGTGCGACCATCTACAGACAGCAGGCCAATACCCACAGCCTTACTGACTTGTGAGTAGGTTCCGCGTGCTGCCTTACCTCTGTAATCCAGGTCAGGTGTAGCGATAGCAATAGTGCGTAGACCGCACTCCAAAGCTTCGATACCATCGGTCTCAACATCGTAGGCCCAAAACGGTGCGGGCTGAGACAACCAACTCTCCAGTTGCTCCGGTGTTGGTCGCCATAGAATCTCTGGTTCCTCCCAGTTCAAGCGGTCCTCAAAGTATCGAAACGCTTTACCAAGGTCAGATAGAAATACGCTGCGCCAGCCCGGTGATCGCACAATGAACGATGGATGCAGCATCGGCATAATCTTTCGTTCTGGATCTCTGTCGGTGACATACCATGTGTCGTCGATACCGATAGGACCACCACGGGTAGCATGGATGCTCTGTGTCCTACCTGTCAGTGCGGACGTAGCAATCTTACCCAAGGTGACGATGTTCTTGTACTTGGCTACGAGATTAAGCAGCGCGGGTCGGCAACATTCGATGGGCGATGCCCATGGGTCCATGCCCTTTTTCACTCTGCTTTTGTTCTCTTGGTCAATGCGCTTGGTCATCCGTGTGAATGCACCAGACGGTTGACCGGGAGGCTGACATAAAAATGTGTGGGTTAGGTCTACGTCAGGACGGCGCTTGCATACAGCAGCCAAGCCTGCGTTCCATTCATTACCGCTGCGACCTACCAACGGTCTACCAAATCGTGTTTCTTCTGTGCCCGGTGACTCTGCGACAGCAAGAACATCTGCGCCGTCGTGAATCTCTGCGGGTACTGGCGCCCACTCATCTTCTCGGAGAAACCCGTTGGGTCCAAGTGGACATTCGTTACACCGTGCGCCTTTACAGCGTGGGTCGAAGTCATGGACGGGATATTCTGTCATTCGTGTGGTAGACTCGTCTGCTGGCCCTTAAAGAAAATGGGCCACCACACCAAGGACCTGTGAGGTGTGGTGACCCGGCTCAAGATCGCTCCGAGCCTAACTTACGATACTTTGTGCAGCCGATGGCGGCGGCGGCAACGTAGCGTGTCCTGTGGGCGCTCCGTTAACGGGAGCAGCTACAGGGTTGGGAGCAGCAGTTGTAGCTACTGCAGGTGCAGCCGTGGCGGTAACCACCTTAGTACCAGCCGCGATTGCTGAATCGTACTGAGCCTTGGTCTTCCAAGAGAACTTGTTGTACGAACCTTGAACACCAGCTTGACCCGGTGTGAACTCGACGTATGCCTTACGGCCACCGTTTTGAGCAGTCAAGAACCACTCATCGGTGATTGCTGCGGCAGTCTCGATGTCTTGGCCTGTGTAGCCCAAGGACATGAGGATACCTTTGGTTGCTGCAAGCTGACCGCGAACTTGGTTTTCCTTCAGACCGGGCAAGGGGTTGCCGTTGTCATCGAAGGGGAAGTTCATGAAGTCAAAGCACTTGTAGCCGTTGTCGAATGTCATGTACAGACGACGCTTACCAGGGCGACCGCTTGGGTTAGCAAGTTCAACCAAGCTGACTTCATAGTAGCCAGCATCAGGTGCCTTTGCACCGAGAGCAGAAATGCCGTTGAAAGCGTTACCAGGAATATTGATGGACATATTTTTCTCCAAAGTTGAGTTATGAAAACGAGTCAAAGTGACTCAGGGTTATCGAATAGGCGGGGGAGGTGGCAGCGAAGATGATTCACTGACACGACTCTCCGCAGAGTCGAAATCGAACAGGCCCTTTTGTTGCTGTGCTTTTAGCACGCCTCGAGCAATACCATCTTGGCAAGCCCAACGCAAGTGAACCTGAGAATATTGATTGTGTTTCTGCATGATCTCAGTGGCTACGTCACGCGAACTGCGACCCAAAATAATCTGAGAAGCAACTTCTTCTGCCACGTCATCTTGCCATTCCAGACCGGGGAATCGGTCCAGTTTGTAACCGCTGGCAGACGCGTTCATAATCTCACGTAAGTTACCAGGGGTCTTTTCCGTGCAGACACCAGTACGATCACCAGTCACCCACTCTGAATCCGTTGGGTCACAGTAGTACACACTTGGGAACCATGGGTCAGGATAGGTCGGGTCCACCATACTGCGTACGTTAATGTCACACCAAGATGGAAGCGTCTCTGTTTGGTTGCGACTTGGTACGTCAGGACCACCAGGACAGAACACACCGTCTGCATTGGAGCCTGGAGGCCGTTCATGGAACGTCATAGCCAGGTGTACGCCAAGGTGACGTGAGAGTCCTGCCAGTTGCAGTAGGTGACTGTTCAACTGTTGGTATTGAAAGAATCGGTCTTTGCGACCACTGCGACCTGTAGGTGCCTCTTCTGCCCACATGAGCATTGAACGCTTACAGATATGACTGGCATCGTCGATGATGAGCGCACCATACGGCTTGAGTGTCTCAGGGTTGGCGCTCAGTTGCTCCAACATCTGCACCAACTCAGGCAGTGTTTGTGGTGGGCTTGGATGAATCGCTGGCTGAATGCCAAGTTCATTGTTTGCCACCAACGCAATCGCAGAAGGTACACCAATGAACAATCCATTGGGGAACGCTGCAATCGCATCGCTGGTCTTTTTCTTTTTGGGTTTTCCATATACGCACACCATTACTGTTGGTGGCGCGTGATCGTGTCCATTACGCATTTTGGCTCCGAAGGCTCAGGGTTTTATGTGTTTGGCTTCTACGCTGGACTCTCCGTAGAAACACAGCTTGATACCTGCACAAGCGCCGTAGCGACCGACGCAGGTAGTTTCGTGTTGGGCTTTTGGCCATGCCCAATAGTTCTTTTCATCGACGTCTAATCGAGCAAGCGCATGCTCTGCACGCCATAACATTTCAGAGAAGTGTGCGTCTCTGTGAGGTGTCATAGGCACCATGGGTCGTGCGACCCTCCAAGGATCGGTTGTCTGAATGAGATTCAGCGCAACTCCACCAAAGTTATCAGGCCATACTTGTCGGCCCATGATACGAAAAGCAGCGAAGCCACCGTCAATGGCATACCCATCTACTGACTTGTTGGGCTCGACGCGTGCTTGATGTTTGTGATCCCATACATATACGCGCCCACTGCGGTCCTCGGTAACGAGGTCCAGGCGTCGAGTAAGTTCGATGGCGTTACCGTGATTTGGGTGACCGACACAGTTCAGTGGTGTGGGTTGTATGATGCCGCCGTCGATGGCTTTGATCTTTGCAGCTTTTGGATGGTAGCCGGCATCATCAGGATGCACGACCCATAGGCTCCATAGACCGTCTTTCAGACCAAGTACGGCTGTGATGGGGTACTCCACTGCCACAACCTTACCTGGCGGTTCAGGAAAAGTAGCGAGGTAGCGACGGAACGTTTCCTTCATTCGTGAAATGTGCTGCTCACCGTCACCGTTGACCTTTACCCATTCTTCCACAGCCTCTTCAGGGTCCATAATAAGTGACGCATCATCCATGTAGTAATCGTCAACCAATGTGCCGCCTTGCTGACAACCCCATATTGCGTGTTGGTGTGCCTGCATGACGTGACCCATTGATCCGCGAGTCAGAGCGTCAGCAGGGATTAGCTGTAGGTCCAACCGGTTCTGGTACGCAAACAACTGCGGACACTTATAGAACGTACCGATTCGACTCCAACCACTGCGGCTCTTGCCGGCATCAATAAGAATCTTCTGCGTCATGTTTGTGCAGCCTCTTTCCGCGCCAACTCATTCAGCGTCTTGAGTATTTCCTTTTGATGTGCCCTCGCAGCTTTCTGGTACTTCTCTTTGAGTTGTACGCGGATCGCTTCTTCTACGTCTATGCAAACGTAGCTTCGTATTCGATCCTCACCGTCGAGTGGATCTGTTTCTTTCATGTGCTTGTCGAGACTTTCTTTGAAAGCTTCGTTAACAACTCCGATTAGTTCAAGATAAAAGTCTGTCATCATGTACCTCCCAGCTTTGAGATTATTGAGTCGATTAGTGATCCCTTGTCTTCCAATCCAAGTAGCTTGTTATCCAAGCCCTTGAGTTCGTCTGCGTGAAGAAAAGACTCAATCGGACCAAACTTGTCCGTTAATATCTCAACCACGCGCTCGTCATAGGTGTTCGATGCAACGACGACCTTCAGCAAGGTAGCGTGTCCACCGAGTCGGTCGAACCGTCCCTTCCACTGCATGAAGTCACCAGGCTTCCAAGGCAGCATGGCAAAGATTGCGAGATCCGCAGTCTGCATCCCATCCACACCTGTACCGATGCTTTGTCCTGTAGCGACGATGCAACACGGCCCATCAGAGTCTCTGAAGGAATCTACAATGACATCGCGCTCACTCTCAGGTACGCCACCGTGAATCATCCACACGGGTACACCACGTTGGGCCTCATCACCTCGATTGACTTCGCGCTGGATGGTATCGGACCACGCTTCTGTCTCACGTCTGCGAGCAGTAAACACGACGACCTTACCGCCGCCCTTCAACCCTTCGAGTACTTCACCTGTGACGTACTTACGCTTGCGACTGCACGCTTCTGCGAGTCTTGCTTCCAGCACCTGCTCACGTGCGGCTACGTTGGTCTTGGCCTCTTTTGCCATTGACTTGAGCGCCTGACCGAATGTTTTGTCGTCACTCCAACGTTCTGCCCGGTTCAACTCCGCACTACTTAGGTACACAACTTGTACACGTGTAGATGGTAGGGCAGCATGTGACTCGCTGTAGGGTACTTCGTGCATCATGAAACTGCACCGTGCCTTGAGTTCAGGTAGGTTACTGCTACCACCATCGTCGAGCCCACCAAACTGACCGGGCTTGGCATCGCAATACCGGCCAGCAAAACGCGAGTAGCTGTGCGAGAATCCACCAGGGGCCAACAAGTCAAGCTGACTCCACAGTCTGCGGGGTCGCCCGTCATCCAAGGGTGTAGCAGTCAGTCCTATACGTAGCTGTAGGCTCGGTAGTCGGCTTACGTCCATGACAGCAACGGCCCTATTCTCTCTACTGACCTTTGAGTTTGCGCGCTCACTGGCAGCGGTTTTACGCTTCTCGAACTTCACAGATCCATCAGCCTGCGGGATCGCCGTCCAACGCTTGCGGCTACCGTGGGTATGAATCTCGTCGAGGATGAGCACCGATGGGTCAAGCTGACGTGCGATGTCCATATTGTCTGCCAACGACTCAGCACCAATGACAACCACAGGACGGACTTGTTTTGACCTACAGTCATCCAGGTACTCACGAATCGTGGGATCGCCCTTTTTCATGTCGGACTTGGGGCGTACGCGGTAGGGTGTGAGAAAGGTGTACTCTTGCACCTGACTCCACCACACATGTCGAGCCTTCGCGGGGCAAACGATGAGTATGGGTCCGCGTTGTGACAAGCTGCCAAGGATTGCGCCAAGTGTTTTGCCGCTACCGCAACTCCAAACGTCCAGTACCCAAGGTCGTGAATGTGACCAAGCTACTCCCATAAGCTGATAAGGCGTTGCGATTTCCATGACAGCAGGCTTGAGTTCGTTCCGTGTCACGGCGCATTGTGCAATCTCTCGACCACGCTCTGCCATTTGTGCGCGAGATTCTTCATCGTCACGCCAGAAGTCAATCCCGTCGACGTTAACAGACTCAGCTATGTAGCCGAGGTTTAGATGACACAAGATACCTTCGACCAACCATGCAGCATGAATAGGTGCATAGATTTCATAGCGGTCAAAGTCACGAATGTCTCCAGCCGCAACTACTTTGGATAGTCGAACACGTCTACCGTTACCTGTTCTACCGTAGACCAAACAACCGGGCACGTCGACTTCGATGTTACTCAAAGCATGCTCGTCAATACCCACGCGTTTAGACACCACATAGATGTAGTGCGGTTGATCCCACATAGTCAGGTCCTTGTCTTGTTTGGAGAGATTAAGGTAGCTAAACCACCCTGTCAAGGAAAAACTTGACACCCCGGTATTTTTTGGCTAATCTCGGATAGTCAAACAAGGTGCTGTATGGAAGTTCCAAACAAAGAGTTCGCAGACATGGTGAAGCGTCATCGAGAGGCGCGGTGCTGGTCGCGCTCCGAGTTGGCACGTCGGTCTGGTTTAACACAGGCAGAGATCAGTAGGCTTGAGTCATCGAAGCGCATGCCCACCATTAGACACGTCAAGCATTTAGCTGAAGTATTTTCTAAGACTCGTCAGCAAGGTGATCCGAAAACGTATGCAAATTGGGTCGCGCTGATGGTCAACGTTGGTGACGAAGTTCGAAAAGAAACTCGGGCGGCTCGTCGCTCGACTGGTTAACCGGTTTGTGATCCACCTTTATCGGTGTTGTTCACTTTAGGTTTGGATGGTCTGAACCTAAACTAAAACTCGTGGATTGAAACTGAACCCATCTGAGAGTCACGACTCGGATGGGTTTACTTTTTCTATGGTCTCAACGATTTGAATATCGACCATGCCCTCGTCAGCACAATCCTGCACTTCAAATACGGTTTCGTCCGGTAAGCCTTCTACGTTTTTCAAAAAGTCTACGCTGGCTGTGCGTAGTCGCTCTTCTGATCCTTCGTCAGAACAGATAGGAGTGAGCGTTACTACGGTCTTTTTAGTCGCTACTAATGTCGCTACAGCAACAGGATCAGGGTTGACCACTGGTGGCTCAACAACCTGTTCGACGGGCTTCTCTTTTTTTGTTCGAGGTTTACCCTCGCCATCTACAACAAAACTGAGCCCCGCTGGTACGACAACGAACGTGCCGAAAAACATTAGAGCAAGGCCAATCATTTTTGTTCGGTGATCTCGAACAGTTCATCGATACGTTTTTTCATGCGCTTGATCTGACGTTCAACGTCTTCACCGTCAAAGTCTGCAGAGATCATCGAAGTCTTTTTCTGCACCGCACTCAGTTTGGACTTCACGTCGTCCAAATCGGCCTGAATCTTTTGATTGGCTGCTTGGCATGCGGGTGGTGGCTCGCCTTCCATGCCTTGTGACTGCGCCTCCATTTTAAGCTTCTGCATTTCCTGTTCATGCTTCTGCTCTGCTCGCTCACGATAAAAGTTCCAGGCTTTCGACCCACCAGCTACAGCCATGCCAGCAAGTGCGATGGCGACCATCGGTGCGTAGTCTCCACCCAATGACTTTGCTGCATCTGCAGCAGCCGTAATGTCTTGAGACACACCAACCGATTCAACCAACTCATCTACAGAAGCGGGCACTGCAACAGTCTCAACAGGGGCTGGTGCTGGTTCTGGTGCAGGCTCTGGCTCAACGACCGGTTGTGGTGCAGGCTCTGGTGCGGGGACGGGGCTAACATCTTCAGCTTTAGTTTCTTGTGCCATGGGTTTAGTCTCCTTCTCAACAGGTTTTTCGTCGTAGATTCGAATCGGTGATCCCAACTCAAGCTTACAATCAGATCCTTCTTTGACCACGCATTCCATACAAACCTACTTATTACGATCTAAGATACGGTCTAACTTAGCCACAATATCGTTGTGTACCTTTGTACGAGTAATCAAAAAGTCTTTAGATTGATTGTCTGCAGTGTCTCGATACTCTTTGATGACCCGATCGTAACGTTCACGCATTTTCTCTGAGCGTGAGTCGTACTCTTTACGGATCTCATCCAGTTGCTCTTGGAAGCCTTCTACAAGCTTATCAAGACGTTTCTGCATAGCCATGAACTGATACACCAGAAACGCTGCGAAAACGCCTAAGTGACCCCCTGATAGCAGTGTGTCTACCAGGGCTTCCATCAAAACTCCGGTTCGTCGATCAGAGTGTAGGTAAAAGAGTTGCCCCACTTTTCTCGGGCCGCGTAGCAAATCGACATGAACTCGTCAAAGTCTTTGCTATGGCTAAATACTTGGCAACCAGCAGACCACTTGTCTACCTGCGTCGACGCTGATCCCGCTTTGTGGATATTGATTCCATAATAGCCTTCAGTAA